TTACTGCCAATATCACAGATAACTTTATGATAAAAAACATTACAATGACAATGTATAATTCTTTAGGAAGTGTCTTTTCACATACAACTGTTCCAGGAACAGCTTCTTACATTGATTCGAATTATATAACAGGAATCTCGGACAATGTTTGGTATTGGAATTATAAGTCTTACGATTTTGCTGGAAATGTATACACTTCTCCGAACAATACATTAACAATCGATGCGACAAATCCAGTTGTGTCAATAACTTCTCCTGAAAATAATACATTCTCATCAAATAATTGGTTTGCCATTTCCACATCTGTAACAGAAATAAACTTCAAAAATATAACTTACAATCTTTACAACTCCACAAGTCTGGTTAATTCAACAAATTATTTGACAAACATAAATTCAATCAATTGGACAAGTCTTTTATCAGAAATTTACACTTATAATTCAACAGTTTGTGATTTAGCAAATAATTGTGGAAGCTCGACAAGTCAGACAATAACTTTGGATACATCTTTGCCATCTGGAACTTTAATTAATCCTGCGAATAATACTTATTCAAATAATGCAACTCATAATTTCACAGCAAGTGTTTCGGACAACTCAGGAATTAAAAACGCAAGTCTGTGGATAAATGGAGTTTTAAATCAAACAATAACATTTGTGGAGGGAGTCACTCAATCAACTTTAGGAATTGTAATAACACTTGTAGATGGAACTTACAATTGGTTTTATTCCATCTTTGATTGGTCTGGAAATAACTATCAAACCCAAAATAATACTTTAGCAATTGATAGAATTTCTCCTTTGTATATTTTCAATTCTCCTATAAATAATACTTATTATCAGCAAAGAGAAATTTTAATAAATTTTTCCACAGCTTCTGCTCCAAATTCTTCGACTATTTTGGATATAGATAATTCTTTAGTTTCGTGGTGGAGAATGGATGATACGGATTCTACTGGAACAAAGGTTATTGATTATATGGGCAGAAATAATGGAACTGCTATTGGAGGAGCAACACAGGTTACGAGTGGAAAGTTCGGGAAAGCGTTTAGCTTTGATGGAAGTAATGATTATATAAGTATTGGATATTACAACTTATCACAATATACAATAAGTATGTGGATTAATCCAGTTTATCCAATACCTGGCGGGGTTCCCTTTTACGGACTTATGAATTTAATGAGGGGAGATACTTCTGAAAGCGGATTTTCATTGTGGGGTAATAGAGTGTCTATCTATACAACCCAATTGAAGACCTATTCATTTTCAACGAATCCCGGATGGCATTTAATTACTTATACTTATAATGGAACACATATGACCGGTGGTGTTGATGGTTCAATAGGTTCTCCTGTTATGATCAACAACACTTTTGATAATCCTGCTATTTTAAGACAAATAGGTTATCGTGGTGATGGGGCATCTCCCTATAACGGCTCAATAGACGATGTAATGATTTTTAATAGAAGTCTAGACTCACAAGAAATAATGGCACTATACAATTCAACAAGCATTTTCTACAATAAAACATTTGAATCTGGAAATCATACAATTAAAGCATATGTTCAAGATTTGGCAGGAAATATAAACTCGACCGAATTAAGAGAATTTTATTCACCGTATCAAACAAACATTTGCAACTCAACAGCTTGTGTTTTGCAAGTTGAGGGAAATTCAACTTGGGAAGAAAATGCAAATGTAACCTTTACTTATCAAGGTGAAGAAGACGAAGAGAGTGCTTTTCAATGGTTTGTCGATGGAGTTCAAAAGTTAATTGGAGTTGGAGAAAAGATATTTAACTTTTTATTTTCACTAAAGAAAGATGTATCCTCTGAAGTAGAGATGAAAAAACTTGACAGATCAAACATATCTTTGAATGGCTTTAATGATTCGACAACTTCTAAATTTTTACCTATAACTGCAAATCAAACAACAAGAGTCTACATAAAAGCAAATAACTTTTACAATGCAACAAATTTCTTATTAAACTTTTCATCTCAAAAGACAAACATTTCAACTGCACGATTTAATGACACCATTTTTGATACATGTTCTCCTTATGCTCCTGATAACATGATTGGAGCTTATTCTGATTCAACTTCAAACTCATACAATCTACCAATTTCAAGTGATACATATTGGGATGAATATGAAAACAACAATATAAGCATTTGTATGTTAGCATGTCAAGAGTCTTCTCAATCAATAACCATGGCAGTAAATGGTGTAAATGTTAAAACATGGACAAGTGGGGAAATAGATGTTTGCGGAAGTTCTTGTTATAATTTTGGAAAGTATTGTGTATCTGTGGATAAGAGCTTTTTTAATATAGGAAATAATCCAATAACCTTAACAACTCCATATGTTGCCCCTGAAAGAAGTAATAGATATGGTTTTGCAACTCAGGCTCAATTAATAGGTGTTGACTCTGGATTGCTTTCGAGCAATGATGGAATTTGGCTTCCAACAACAACATACAAAGCATTAAGCAATGTAAGTATAAAAGTTGGTGGTCAGACTGTATACTCAAATGCATCTTCATCCTTAGAGTTTCATTCAAGTTCAACGAATGTTTCACTTATATCTGCAAACTGCACTTCATTTTCAAATTGCACAATTCCTATTGAAATATTTTCCTCTAGATCTGGTTATTTGAATTTAAGCAAAGTTTCTTTAAATTATACATCTTATTCCACTGAGGATTTTTCAAGAAGCTTTACAATAAACACAAACTCTCAAAATCCATTAATATCTTTTGGATTAAACACACCTGCAAATGACACTTTAACAAATCAAAGCAGCATATTTGTAAATATTTCCAGAACAGAAATAAATCCAAAGAATATAACATTTAGTCTTTACAACATTTCCATGTCCTTGGTCAAAAATGTAAGTTTCACAAATGATACCTTATTTTACAATTTCACAAACTTATCTTCAAACATTTATTATTATCAAGTTAATACATCCGATATTGTTGGAAATCAAAATTCAACAGAACTGAGAAAAATGACAATTAATAGACCTTTGGAGTTATACTTTTTATCAACATCATCACTTGGAAATTTATACAACACAAGGCAAGTCTTTGCTCATGTGTTTGTTTATGATGACAATTTCAAAAACATAACTTATAGAATATTTGATGAAAATAATAATGTGGCAACAACAGTTTACAACTCAGAAACAAACTTTCATTATTTTGATGGATTAACAGCAGGCAATTACACGTTTAATGTAGAAGCTTGTGATGTCTTGGATTATTGCTCTATAACACCAAATAGATCTGTTAAAATTAACTCTCCTGGATTTGAAATAACAACGCCTCAATTCGATGCAGTGTTTGTTTCACAATTAACAGAGTATCTTATGCAAATTAAACACACCATCAATCGCTCACAAGTTTCTGCTTGTTGGTATAATGTAGAAAACTTAACTTCGTCTTTGCAATCTAAAGTTTCAAATACAAGTCTAGCAAATTGTGAAAACATTTCAATAACTTTAGCAGCTCCGGATGATACTGAAAGCAGATGGAAATATAGAATAAATCTTTTTGCAAATGATACACTTGGATTGCTTGGACAAACATATTCTGATTTTATAATAACACAGGAAAATGATGTGATTAATAATCCGGGAAGTAATGGTGGTAGCGGAGGAACAACAATAGTTGTTGGAGATACAAATGAAAGCAAATGGTCAATAAAAACAAAAGCATTTGACTTTCAGATGTCACAAGGAGCAGAAAGAACAGGAACTTTTGAATTTGAAAACTTAGGAACGATAGAGCAAACAATAAAATTAGAGTGCTCAGTTACTAATTCAAGTTTAAGCTCTTGTTCTTGGTTATCTTTTGAATCTAGCTCATTTGTATTGCCTGTTCAATCCAATTTTATAACTGAAAAAACATTTTCAATAAAGTTGCCGATAGACATTACAGAAGGAGAATATTTTCTCAACATTAGAGCAGTTGATGCAAAGAATAAAGATGCAATTATTACTCTAAAAATAATAGTTGGAGCTCCTGGAACTCAAATCGTCGAGACTGTAATTAAACTTGGAAAAGACAAAGAACTTACAATATTTGGAAAAGTAATTAAAGTGCCTTACTTTATTATTTTTGCACTCTTTTCTCTAATTTCATATTTTTTCTTCAATTATATTGTTTTTCGAAAGATGAAGATTTTGAAAGAGATAAGACTGTTCTTAAGCATAGCAATCTCTGTAATCATAAGTTTTATAGCAATTATCTTTATCTAAAATTAATAATAATATTTAAAAACTAAAATATATATGTAATTACATGAAAAAAAGCAATAAAATCGCATGGATTTCTCTAGCATTAATTGTGGTAGCAGGTTTGTTTGCTTTTGGAGTTTCTCAAACTTATTCAGGAGCAACAATTTTAAGCATTTCGAATGCAAAGTTTCTAACAAATTCTCCTGATGCACAAGGTGAAAATGCTTTTTTAATTGATGTGGTTGTTAATAAAGGCGGTGAATCTTTGGCTGGAGAAATTACTCCTGAAGATTTAAAGAGTTATGGATTAACACAAATTCCTTCTGGTCCAATTAAAGTTTATTTTAATTTAAAAAATGTTTCTTGCAATTATGATATTGCTGCTGATGACTTAACTATATATAAGATGTATCAAGCTACTGTTAGAAAGTCTTTATGTGGTCAAAGATGTTTGTCGGGCTGCTCTGATAGAAGTTCGTGTCCTTATGGCGACATTAATTTAGAGACTGTAAAAGCAAATTGTCGAGGAGATTGGTTTGTTGCAGGAGTTCATAATCCTGAATTCTGCAATAAAGTATTTGCACCAACAGGAACAAATACAGCATCTCCAGGAGCAGCAATAGCTGGTGGAAGTTGTGACTCAATTGTTAATATACAACAAACTCCAATAAGACCTGAACTTGGAATGGAAGCTTCTGAATGGTGTTATGCAATGCCTGCCGAAATATTGCAAGGATGGGATGGAGATCACTGGAGAGTTACACACATCGGGGGCATTCCTTGGTTTTCAGGATATAAGATTGGAACAATCGCTTCTCCAACTTTCGAAGTTGAGGTAATTGTCGAGAATAGTGAAGGTGATAAAGTTTCAGCTGTGCTATCAAATAAAGAGACATCAAAATTTTTGTCTGACATTGGAAAAGTTAAATGGGTAGGAAATTTGGTTGCACAGCAATATTGCGGAGTGCCATCTGTTGATAAAGCTGTTGTAAGAGATTTAAACACCAACGCAATGAAAGTTATAAGCAAAAATTATTATGATGACTACAAATCTAAATTTTTTGAATTGATAAATTTCGATAATAATTATTATGCAACAGTTGCTACAGACCCAGGAGTTGGAGCTGATGTTCTTTGGGATAAAATGTCAACATTAAATGCTTTACATAGAAATATCTATGATGAGGATATAAAAGACAACTGTGTAATACAAGGAATGCAATATGTTTGCACTCCGACTCAGGACATAATATACCCCGAATTACAATTAACTTTGAAAGCATCTTGGATCGGAATTGTTATTCCAAATGGAAATCCAAAAATAAATGATGTCACAGTCGCTCCAAAGATATTCGACGGAGAAGCTTCTTTTGTAAAAGTTGATATAGAAAATATCGGAAAAGAATTGGATTCATTCGACATTTATATGGATTGTGGAAATGAAATATCTTTAGGCTCTGTTAGAAAGTCTTTAGCTGCTGGAGAAAAAGATTATGTTAATCTTAATTTCGTTGCTGATGTCGGAAAATACAATTGCTTGGCGATAATGTATTCTTTAAACAATCCAATGGCAAGAGATGAAAAAGCATTTACTTTGGATATTAAAGAAAGAGACACCCCAAAACCACAAAGCTGTGAAGATATACCAGAGCAACCTTGTGATAAAGCATTATGGCAAGCATATCCCATATGTGGATGGAACACTCAATTTTGTCAAGATGAAAAACCATTTCCTTGGATGTATGTAATTATCGGTGGAATTGGAATTACAGTCCTGCTTGTTATTATGACAAAGTTAAGTAAACCTCGGAGGAAGAAAAGAAAATGAATAATAAAAGAGGATTTTTTCCAGTTTTAACACTAGGAATGGTGATAGCTTTAATTGTTGGAATATTATTTTTGGTTTTAGGAATTGGATTCTTTATCAATATGAATAAGTTTCTATTAATAGGAGCTGCAATTGTTGTTCTAACGCTTATATTTGGCTTTAAGGGCGACTTTAATAAAACAAAAGGAAAATATATGATGTTTTTTTTGCTTATTGGAGTCATGTTTATTGCATCGTCTTCTTTGCTTGTTCAAAATTCTTTTGTTAGCAACGACCAAATAGAATATGTTGATGACCCACAAATTGGAATGATTGAATATAAAATTTACACACCAACGATTTGGGATAAAATATTCTCAGTTTTCAAAGTGCAACAATCTGCTTTTGGAACAACTTCTTTAAAGGTTGGAGAGCAAACAACGATATATGATCAAATTCCTGCAAAAATAGGAAATCAATTTGTTGGCAAAGTTGTTTTTGGAATTTACAAAGACAATTCAAGACTAGGAGTTTATACTCCTGATTATAGAAATGATGGGATAACAAATAAAAGAGTCTCTATGACTTTCTATGCTCAGCAAGCAGGAAAATATAGAGGAGTTACTGAACTGTATCTGTGTCCAACAACTTCTTATGCTTTGAGTTCTTGTTCTATGTCAAGTTATAGCGGTGGAGTTTCTATTAATGAATTAACAATTACCGATACAGTTACACCTCCAACTTGTTCTAAGAAATCAGGATGGACAAGTTGGGCAAACTTTGCTTCTATCGATAATGGCAATGTTCAAAGAAGAGCTTATGAAACAGTTGACTCTGTCTCTTGCACAGTTTCTATAACTTCCACAGAATTAAAAACCATTTGCTCTTCAGGATATGTTATTGAAGGAACTTCTTCTTCAACATCTGGAAGCGGTTCAAAGAATTGTGTTATTAAAGAAGAGATAATCACTCCTCCTCTTCCTCCACCTCCTGTTGATGATGAAGATGAAATAATTTTAGAAACATGTTTTGATGGAACTCGAAATCAAGACGAAGTTGGAATAGATTGTGGTGGCTCAATGTGTTCAGTTTGCTCAGTTTCTAAAACTCCTGGATATATTTTAGAAAATAACAAATGTCAATCAGTTGACGATAAAGCTCAATATTCGACAAAGGAAGCTTGTGAAAAAGATATAATTATCGAGGATAGCACAGAAAAAGGAATAGACTGGTTCTTTCAAAAATATGGAGTTTATTTTGCAATTGGATTTGGCTTCTTTATGCTAATAATGATAATGCTTATCGTTAAAAATCTTATGTCAAGACGAAAATAAAATTAATAATAATATTTATAAAGATAAAAAGGCATTAAATTACATGAAAAAAAACAACAGAACATTGATTGGAGTTCTTGCTTTAATTATTTTAATAGGTATTGCTGCTTTTGGAATTCAGCAGACGACTCTTTCTGATAAAGGATATGTTCAAGCTCCGATGTTTGGATTTATAAAATGTGACCCTTCTGGAACTGTTAAGTCTTCATCGGTCTTTTCCATGATTGGAGAAAAGCAAGTGGGATGTTCGGAAGTTGGACCAACAACAAATTGTCAACTTGTTGTTAAAACTCCCGATTATAGCTGGTGGTCCGATTTTGAAAGAAGAGTCACTGTAACTGATCAATTGGGAAATAAAATATTTCAAAAGAAATTTAATTCAATGTTTGGAAGTTCTTCCTCTCAAACAAATGCGATTATTGAAACTCTAATTCCAGGAGATTATTTAAATCCAATCTACTATAACATTAAAGTCGAATATCAAAATTTATTGCTACAATGGAAAATAGATAACAAAGCGATTCAGTATTTTTACAATTATCAGCCTTATGTTATTAAAAAGTATGATAGTTTCTCATCTTCAAATGGACAAGCAATAACAAATATAGGAAAAACTTCTTGTGAAATTTCTTCACAGATATCCTCGGACATAATTATATCTTCATCTATAGACTTGGGAGCAAAAGAAGGAAATCCTGATAGATTAGAGCCAAATGAAGCTTATACATATTTCACAAGACATGTTACAGTTCCAAGTTTCTCAAGAGGAACAGATGTTGCTGGTGCTTATTGTGTTTCGACTGCAAGTGGAGGATCTTTATATCAGATTGAAGAAGTTACAACAGAGAGTGGAACTTATCAGATTGTCTCTCCCTCCTATAGTGACTTCATACGAAATGTTGACTGCTGTAATGGTGACTCAACTCCAACAAAAGTTTGTAGAAATAATATGTGGGTATCAACAGCAAATGCAGAATGCTCGGCAACAAAGCCCTGTACAAGTGATCAATGGCAAAGAGATGCTTCTGATGCATCTGGAAAGCGAGCTATAAAATATGCTTGTGTAAACAGCAAATGTGTTGCTCAGATAAAACAAGTTGCTTGCACACTTGATTCTCAATGTAATGCAGGAGAAATTTGTTCAGGATTTGAGTGCAAAGAAACATGTGTTGGATGCAACATTAATAATGCTTGTGGAAATGGAAAGTGTGAAAGCTGGGAAAGCATTGATACTTGCAAGTCAGATTGTTCGGTTAATGATTCTGACACATGTTCCTTATGGTGGCAAGTTCCAGGAACAAAAGTAACCATCTCAAGATCTTGGTATAATTATTTTGGACTAGGAAAACCAACAGTTGTAGAAACTCCAACTTGTAATGTTGCTGGATGGCTGGTTTATTTAATTGTTGCTGGCTCAATAGTTATTGTTCTCGTCTCTGCTTTAATTATATTTAGACCTGAAATTAAAAAAGGAAGCAAGAAGAAAAAATGATAGGGAATTACGAATTAAATTTAAGTTTGCTGTGTCTTCCGTCAGAGAGATGCAGTGAATTTAATCTCATGTGAAAAATGCTAACAATAAAAGACTTAATCAAAGACGAAAGAGAAGCAATAACTGCATACAAAGCTTATTTAGCACAAGGAGTTAAAAATCCTAAAATGATTCCTGTAATCAAAAAAATTATCAGAGACGAGGAAGATCACATAAGATTTCTAAATAAATTAGAGAAACTCCGAGCAATATGAAAGAAAGAACTCGCTGCGAAGTCTACTCTCGAGTGTGTGGATATATCAGACCAACATCTCAGTGGAATGATGGAAAGGCAGAAGAATTCAAAGATAGAGTTCTCTTCTCTGTAAATAGCAAATGACATCTTTAAACATCACAGAAGTTTGCACTCTTCCAAAAGAGCAGTTTATAACGGAAGTTGGTCAATCAGTGGCTTTACCTTCACTTTTAACACTGTTTGCAGGGCTATCCTTGATACTTTTAATAGTGGGAATGATATTTATACATGGAAAAGAAAGCAAGCTTAAAATGCTCGGAATTTGGTTTTTAACCACCATTGCAGGAGCAATTCTTTTGCTTGGAATATACTTTAATCCAAACACCATATTTGATTATTTTCAGAAGTTTATAGGACTTCTTTCTTAAGATGAATACATATAACATTGATGACATTTTTAGAAGATACTGCTCAGCTGTAAACATGTCTTATTCCGAAATGTTAGCATGGAACAAAAACCCATGTTCGTTAAAAGCATCTCTTTCTAGAGAACCAGTTAGACGAAATCTTTACATATTATCTCTTAATAAAAGTGATTGGACACAATTGACTTGCAAAAAAGCTTTGAAAACAATTTCTTATTTAGCAAGAGCACGAGAAATAAAATCCTCAAAGATTGTTGCTTGTGGATATACGAAAAATGAAATTGCTCTAAAGAATTGGGCTTATGATGTTAAAAAATAAAAACATAAAAAAAGATTTTCTGAAAAAAGTTTACTTATCTCTTTTTCTTTTTGACTGCTTTTTTCTTTGTCATTGTTTCTCCTAATTTATTCATTAATGTGCAAATAAACAAATGTTTATAAATATTATTATTAATGATTGGTTTTTCTCTTAAAATAAAATTAATAATAATATTTATAAACTAAAAAAACAATAAATATACATGAAAAACACTTACAAAATCACAGGTCGAATAAAAATGACTTTGCCAAATGATGTAATTGAATTGGATGGTTATAAAATTCAAGCTTATTCTTCAAAACAAGCTATTTTCTATGCATCTTTAGATATTGCTTCCAAAGGCTCTTTCGGAAAGATGTCACCAAAACATTTGTATAAAAGAATGCTAAAAAGTAATTTAAAGGTGGTGGAAATATGAGTTATCAATCGACGAAAAAAGAACTGCAAGATCGAAGAGAGGTAGTTGCAAATGCAAAAGGTTACATTAAAAGTATTTTGGTTGCTCTAAATAAATGGAAAGCAGGCTCTAATTCTGAGCAAGAATACATCGATGAAAAGATGTATAAATTAAATGTTCTTTTGAGAACAGGAAGATTATAACAATGGCATTAAAAGACTTGGGATCAGGATCGATTGCAAAATCTTTAAGATTAATAAAGACAGATATAGCTCAATTAAAAAGAACAAAGGGAAAGTTGCTTGAAGAACATTATAATTTGGAAGCAGATGAAGTCCAAGATGCAATTAAAATATTGGAGAAACTTTGGAACTAACAAATGGCACAATCAAAATGGCAAAATGGATTAAGATTTTTAAAAATAAATTTAAGGGTGCCAAAGTTGAAAAACTTGGCTTTGATTAAATGACACTATCTCTGAAAACAATTAAAATTTTAAAATCGGAGGCTTTATCAGTTGTAAAAAATTCAGGGTATAACTCTGAAGAAGAAAAATCAGAAATTAAAGACATAAAAACAATAAAAAATGCTCGTTCTGCTATTAATTATTTTCAAGGCACTGCTTGGGATTTAGAAAGTTTTGTTCATCTAATCTCGCATATAAAAATATCTTCAAGAGATAAAATTCAACTATTAGGTTTAGCTACTAAATTAAAAGATGACTGGGATTAACAAATGGCACAATCAAAATGGCAAAAACACTTAATGTCTGTTTATGCAGACTTGAAAAAAAGAGACTCATCAATTAAATTAAGCGATGCGATGAAAGTTGCAAAGAAGAGTTATAAGAAATAACATGGTCTCAAAAATAATCGTCAAAAATGCAGTGGTAAGAAAACCAGGATTTCTATATTACATAGATGGACAAGGAAATGTCTGCGAAGCTAAAATGGCAAGAGGAAAGAAAAAGGTGAAGAAAAAATGATTTCAGAAGAGCAGTTTAAGAAAATGGGAATAAAAATATCAAAAAACATCAAGGACTGGTATAAAGCAGCTTTGCATCCTGATTGGCATTATTCCATGGATTTTAGAGATAGACTGGGCAACAAATTTTCTTATACAATTGCAGGAATGTATGATCTGTTTAACAATTCTTTATATGATAATGGAAAATTGAAACCAAAATATTTGAAAATGCAAAATAAATTATATGGTAAGAATGATAAAAAGAAATGAAAACCTACAGAGTAACATTCAAAGGACCCGAATTAGAATACAAAAGAATTGTTGAAGCAAAAACCGAAAAGCAAGCAATCAAACAAGTTTATTTATCCTTGCACAAAACTGCAAGAAAACTTGCGTTTAATTTTGAAGCAACTCCAATTGCACCAGACAATCACATAAGAATTAAAGGAGGAAGGAAAAATCCAGCTCTTTATTAAAATGACAAAATACAAAATTCAATTAATTGCTTATGATGAAAAAAACAAGCCTGTTATTTCAGAAACTCATACAGTAACAAGTTTTTCTCAAGCTTTAACAAAAAAGAATAAAATGAAAAAAGAGCAATTCGTTAAGAGAGTCGAAGCTAAAATATTGAGGACTGTGAAATGAAAAAACAAAACAAGAAAAATATTGCTGAAGTGCTTTTCTTCCTCGGTTTGGCTGCTTTCTTTTTGCAAATAGCTTATCTTATTTACACAGGAATTAATAATGGAGACACTCAGATGCTAAGAACAGGACTTTGGAATATTCCAGTATTCTTGTCTATTTTAATAGGATTTCTTTGGAGGATAAACGAGTAACATGGCACTAAAAGATTGGAAAAAGATAAGAAATCATCCATATATGATTGAATACTCAAACTTGAAAAAGGCAAAATTGGTAGCAATATATGCTGCAAAAACTCCTCTTGTCTGGTTTGTTGCAATAGGAGACTCTTGGTATGGCAAAGGTTTGAAAGACCAAATTTCTACAAAGAAAAAATCAGATGCACTCAATTTTGCTAAATCTTATATGAGGAAAAACTAATGCCATCTCCATCCTTAATCAAACAGTTGGAAAAGATACAAAAAAGAAAAACTTCTATTTATCGAAATATAATAAATCTTGGGATAAAAAAAGACTTTGTAAAAGCACGAAAATATATGGCAAAAGAAGAAGATTTGATAAAAAGAATATCATGAAAGGTGAAATGTGATGGAAAAAGTATTTTATCAAAAATTGAAAGGAGGAAACACGAAATAGATGGCAAAAAAATTCAAAGCTCTCGATTTGACAGCAGGAATTTTAGCGACTGTGGGTGCTCTTAATTGGGGACTTGAAGTTCTAAATATGAATGTTGTTGAAGCTTTATCAAATGCTCTTTCCATGTCTTGGTTATCCACTTTTGTATATTCTCTTGTAGGTATTTCTGGTGCTTGGGTTGGAGTTAGAAGTTTGATGGGCAAATATATGCGATAAATATACAACTCTGATGTGCAGACATCAGATTTTTCTTTTTTAATAAATAAATTTATAAAGATCAAATTATTCAAATTATTATGAAAAAAAATTACTTCAAGGAAATTGAAAGCTTTGCTGAAAAGACATCAAATGAAAAGACATTAAAAGTTCTTGCAAGACAAGCAAAAAACAGATATAAAAAATTGCAAAAAACTCTGACTTCTGAAAAAGAAAAAAACGCTTTGAAAGAGCAGTTTAGAGCTCTTATCAATGCTATTCTAAATAAATAAATAAATTTAAAAAGATAATAATATTTGTTTTATTATCACCTCTTTTTTCCTAGAAGAGAGTGCAAAGGTATTTGGTTTTAGATACACTTTACTTGTGCACTCTTTTCCAGGTTATATCATTTTAAGCTTGAAAAACACTCAAAAATAAGCCAAATAAAGCGATTCTAGGTGGGTATTTTAATCTTCTTTGATATATTTACAGGCTATTTTTGCTCTCTAAATAGCTTTTCAAGAACTCGTATTGCTCAGGCTTTTTCTTCATTAAGAAATAAGAAAATTCAAATCCACCTTGGTGTGCAGAAAACGGTGCACGCTTGTGACAAGAATAACATGTTAGAACTCCGTTGTTGATATCATCCAAGAGCTCCTGATAACTTCTGAGAACAGCTTGCAAAGCAATTATGTGATGAGGATGACAATGCTTTCTGTCTTCTAATTTATTGTCACATCTCTGACAAGTCCAATTGTCTCTTTCTATAACTCGTAATTTCCACTCTTCGATTCTTCTTTTTATGTCTGCTTTCTTTGCTCTTTTGAGAATCCTTTCTGCTTGTCCCTTTGTAAAAGAAAAAATAAAAAATCCGTCTATCCAATAAGATTGTTTAATCCTCTTCTTTGACTTCTTGTTCTTCATCTTCAGATTCGTCCTCTTCGAATTCGTCTTCCATTTTATTTAATTCCTCCTTTCAAATTATCTGCAAACACAGTTATTGCTTTGAAAGAATTATATAATGACTTGAAGGGCAATCCGATTGCATTCAAAACTGTGTCAATCGAGCCTTGACCAGACATCCAGCCATACATCATGTTGATAAGTATTTGCAAAAATAAAAATATCAAGATGGCTGCTGAATAGTTTGCAAAGACATTCAGCTTATTTGACCAAGGAGAAATGCTAAACAGCCAAGCAAATAATCTTAACCATGCAAAAATTATTATGAAAGCTTTAAACAATCCATAGAAGTCTTTCAATTCTTTAAACTTTCCATCATTCTCGCTTAGAATTATCTTTTCACTTTGCTCGTCTAAATTCTTAGTTGCAAGTCCTATTTCTTTTGCCAATTCAATTAAAAATACAGAGCCACTTCTTTGTTGAACTCCCTTAACAACTGCAGAGCTAAAAAGAAGAATTACAACAAGAAACCAAAATCCATATTTTAGAAATACAATTAGTGAAGCAAAGAATCCTTTAGATGCCGTTGCAGCAGCAACGGGAGCAAATCCAGTCATTTTACAATATCAAACTTTGAAGGCATTATATCTATCCAAAGCTTCAATTTATTTTGCTCTAGAATAAATTCTCTGAGTTTTCTATTGTTCAAAAGATAAAATTTACAAGATCCAATTGAATTTCTATAAGAAACTATATTTTTCTTTGTTAGAATCGCCATAATCTTTTGCAATATAGGATGACCTCTGCTTATTTGCAATCTTTTTGACAAATCAGTTTGATTAAACTCTGACATTTTGAGAAAAAATATTTTGATAAGATAATCAATTTCTTTTAGACTCAAATCCATAATCTGGGCATTGGACATTAAATCATTGTCTTTTTTCATGATATTATGTGCTCTTTTATCTTTTTAAATATTTTTATTATGCTATAATTTAAAAAATAAATTGCATAATCTTTTTTTATAAATATTTATAATGCCTTTAATATATAATATCTTATGAACAAAAATCATAGAGCACACACAAGAGCTCTCAAAACAAATACTGTGAGTGAAAAGAGGTTTTTTTTAAATAAATTATGGCTAAACAAATTAATTGGACAATAATGGCATTTTTGCTTATCGGAATTGTTATCGCGGGCTCTATAGCTTACGGAACATTCGGAGTAAAAGAAACCATGATCGACGAAGAAGGAAATCCTATCGACGTAATAGATGATGGATGTCAAGTTGCACCAACTGTGAGTGTAGTTGCTACTGACGCTTTAAGCCCCGATACAACAGTTTCTGTTGGCTCAGCTTATAGAGTTAATGGTAAATACTTAGGATATACATATACAAATCCTGCTAAAGGCGATAAAGTAGAAATTCTTGTAAACGCATCAAATTATATTGATACTGCTCTTGAATCTTTTACTGTCGAATGTAAAGCAAACAATAGATATGCAGAAGTATATGCTACTGCTGCTCCTACAATAACAATATTGGAGGACTCTACTACATTAACAGATGCTGCTACTGGTGGAGCTGCTAACTTAACTGCTCTTGGAGCTGGTTCAAGTGAAACTGCTACATTAAGAATCAAAGGAGCTTCTAAGAAATCAACTTCCGACTTAATTTTCGTTGTCGAACTATCCTCTGTTCAAAATGTCTCTGACGTTATTGTAACTGATGCTAGTGGCAAGGAATTAGTTGAAGTAGATATGCCAAGCTTCTATGCTAATACATTGTCTTCTCCTTATACAAAGGCATTTTTAATACCAGCTAAATTGAATGGTGTTCAAAGTGAATATACTTTAGATATTTCAGCTAAGACAGATAAAACTGTAACTGGTGCTGTTTATACAACTGTATATGGTTCTCAATCTGCTGTTGACAAGAACGGAGCGTTCTTAGAATCTGCAATTGAAAACTCGAACGGAGATACAAAATACGAGTTCACAGCTGATTACGACTTCTTCATAAACGCTTAAATTCCCTAAATTTAGTGTGTTTATAAAAGTCTAGAGAGTCAAGGATTGCCTTGCTCTCTTTTTTTCTTTTTTTCATAAATCAAAACAGTGTGGTGTAATCTGGCAAGCACACAAGGCTCATAACCTTGAAGTCTGGTTCAAATCCAGCATCTGTTATAAATACGAAAAAAATATTCTAAAATTGTTTATTATGGTTGGAACAAATGTATAAATTCCAAGCAAGACAATAACTATTTGACAAATATGAATCCATTTTCTATCATGATATTCTAGATGACTTCTTCGTAAATAAACATACAAGAGATTAATTAAATGAGGCAAAATCAAAACAATTAAGTGTGTTTTAACTTGAAGAAAAAACATTGGTATCAATCCAAGTTCTAATCCATAATCATCAAAGTATTTTGCGATTATTGGATTTCCTTCTTGAGCTCCTACACTTAGAGCCAGATAAGTTGAAAGAATGTCTCCGAGAGTTAATAAAAGCAAGACAAGTAAACAAACCGAGAAAAAATAAATATCTTTCTGCTTGTCTTTAAACATGTTCAAACTCCTGATTAATCTTGTCAAAAGCTTCTTTGCTCTTTCCTTCATATAATACTCCTCTGAATAAAGAAGTGTCAATCAATCTTGTCTTTTCAACAAGCAATCCAACCAAGTCTATTACTTCCAAAACTTCTTTTTTGTGAGTTAGGTGAAAAAGTTTTCGTATTCTTATCTTCTGAAAAAGATTGGCTTTGTCTATTAAGTTTAACAAGTCCGATATGCTTTTGAATGTTGCTTCATTGGCTTTAATTTCTCTTTCAATTTCTGCCTTCAAATCACTATTTTCTGTGCAATTAAAGACATTGATTAAAGCTCTAACTCCAAAGCAATAAATTTTTGCAGATGCTTCTGACTTTTGATCAAATAGATAGAAATCTCTTTCCATGGGAGATTTTTCAAAAACTTTTTGTGCTAGCTCTTTGAAAGAGTCAAATTCTGCTTGTGAAAACTTTTTAAAATCAATCATCTTCTTCCTCCAAAAAAGTCTTTCATGCTCATAACAGGTGGCATTATTTTTGCTTCTGGAACTTCACTGTTTTCAGTTTCAACTTCTTCTCCTTCTGTTTCTTCAGCCATTGAATCATCTCCGTATTCTTCTTTTAAATTCTTTTTCTTTTGGCTTTCTTCTTCTCTTTTCTGCTTATATTTTTCTTTAATCTTTTTCGTTTCTTCTTCAATCATGTCCATTGTTTCTGTTACCACTTTCCAATCACCACCATGACTTTCCCAAAAGGTTTTATAAAAATTAGGAAATTCTTTTTTCCAAAACGCAGATCTTGGCAATATGACCTGAACTTTTCTAACTATAGGAGCTCCTGATTCAGCAATAAAACACTGTCCTTTTTCAAGCATATCCAATTCATTTGCTTGTGCTCTTAACATACGCCCTGTTTTTATAAGTTCAGCACACATTTCATCTTTGTCTCTTGTAGACGAAGTCCTAAACATCATAACATAATCAGATGCTCCTTCAACTAATCCTTTTACTTCATATGGACTCTGACAATCGAGACAAAAATAGAAACCACGACGTCCCATTCGTATATAATGAGCCATGTTGCTTTTGAAAATTTTCAATCTGTCTTCTATGACTGCATCATCTGTCGCTCTAAAGAATGTCGCTGCTTCTCTAATAAATCCAATATTCTTTTTGGGAATTTTATTGTCATCAATTAAGTCAGACAAACGACTGCAAAAATAATTAATCACGAATAGATGAAACTTTTCAGGAACAAAATCTAAGCACAGCACAGTTATTGCTTCTTGATTTTTAGCTTCTGATATTAAATCAATGTTCGTAGAACAATATTCACTTTGCAAAAACCTTTCTCTGATCATTGGAAGAATAAAGTTTTTATAAAGAATAGTTGTATCACACTTTTGTTTTTCTGAGTAATAATCCAAAGCTTGAACATTGTCGTGTTTATCCAATTTGTTTTGCAATTCTTCCCAATGAAATTTAGAGTTCTCTGAAGGATTTCCAATGACCATTTTTATGTCATCTACTGTTATGTCTTTAATGGATATCGTAAAATACTTTGAATTAACAACAAATTCTTCTCCAACTTTCTTTATTGGAAGCTTTTTTACAGCTCCACTTTCAAAATAAGGATATAACATGTTTACTTTATATTGTTTTGGAAATTCTTCAGAAAACTTTGCAAGTATTTTAAGCTTGTCCCAATAAGTCTTTTCAGTGGAAGGAGTTGTCCAATATAATCCCTCATTTCTTTCTCCACCATACAAATCCCAAACCTTATATCCTTTGTTGTCATGAAAACCTTCAATTATTGATTTTGCAGAGACAGATTTACCGCCACCCATACGACCAAAAATGAAAATCGGACCTTCTAAATCTGAATTTGGATAATAAGTCTTCAAAGGAGTTGTTTTAAAGAATTTCTTAACCATTAATACTCCTCAAATCTATGCCATTCTCCAGGACGGTTTGTTTTAATTCCCATTGGACCTCTTCTTTTAGAAGATTTTGTGTCTTTTGCAAACTCTCTTTCAAAGCTTAAATCGTCTTCCATCTCTTCGACCAATTCTTTTTTTTCTTCATAAGTTTCGACTTCTGTCATTCGCTTTTGATACTCTTCTTTGGCTTTTTTCAAGTCTTTGTTGACATTCTTTTCTCTTAAGAAGCCATTCTCTCCTATTTCTCCAAGCCAAAATAGCCAGAATCCTTCATATCCCCCTTGCCAAGCTAGTATTTGATATCTTCCTTGTCCCCACTTCTTGCTAATTAAGTTTGCTAGTTGTCCTTCTGTTTTTATAGACGAGGTTTCATCGATTAACAGTCTTCCTCCTGGAACTTCAACATGTCTATACCAAGAATAGCCGAAAGGACCACCTTTCTTTATCATTAATTTAATCGGCTTCATAAATGTGTCTCCTGTTCTGACTAGGTGCATGAACTAAGATTAAAATCAAGAAAAAACTCAATCCTGTATAAAATAAGCTATTTCCATAATAAGAAAAAACCATGCCCAAAAGTCCCAATAAAGCAACTCCTATAAGTTCAGAGTTGTCTAGGGAAATGAGTTCTTTTTTATATTTTTTCATTTATTCTCTTTGGCTCTTTCAAAGCTTATGATTTTTTTAATTTGATAACAGACATAGAAGAACAAAATAAGTCCAAATGTGTAAACTGTCTGGTCAACAATGAAAGCTTCCAGAAGACACAAGAAAGAAAGCATCCAAATTAAGAAGATTGAAAAGTTCTTGTTTACGATGTCTTTGATTCCTTTAAGTGGATTGTGCATTTTGGCTCCTTAAGTTACGAATAAAGTCGGGGTCTTTTTCAACTACATATTTGAAGATGTGATCTTGCAAAGCAATACTAGCTAGTCCTGCACCGGGCTTCACCATCATACTTATAAAATTAGGATCGGTTTGAACAAGTTTCCACCATCTCTTGAAAATAGGTTTAAATTCTTCACGAATATACATTTGAAAAGAATTGAATTGTTCGAGAGTTTTTGGAAATTTTGGTTCTGCCATTTCATTATATTATAATATATTATGTTTTTAAAGTTTTTCACAAAATTATAATTATATAATTATAATTATATAATTGAAAAAAGTATTATCTCCATATTTGAAAACATTTAATAATGAAAGGGCAAAATAAGAATTATATATAAGGTAATAGCCTGCAAAGGAAAAATTTATAAAGATAATGTGTTATTCTTTTAGTATAAAAGAATTCAAGTTCTATAGGAGTTCTATTGAATAAAGGACGTTTTTGAATTCTTTAACACAACAAATGGATACGACACACAAACATGTTTGGCTCAGAAAAGATAATGAGTTAATTTGTGAATGTGGAAAGACTAAACTCTTTCTTGACTTCTCAAATGAAGAAGTAGCAATAGGAATCAAATCGGATGGAAGAGAATATAGTGTAAGATCAAATCGTGATAGAATACTTAATCCCGATGAATGGTTCAATTTACTTTCTAATCTAAAAGAGCATCAGGTTTTCACATTCAAAGTCTTATTATTAACTGGTGCCAGAATTAATGAAGCTCAACACATTAAAGTAGAAGACATCGACTTTCCAAATCAAAGATTAGTTCTTAAAGTAACTAAAAGAAGACATGGCGACAATATACAAAATAAAAGTAAAACCAGAACAATTCGTGTATCTAGAGAATTGATCAAAGATCTTCGAAAAGTAATTAATGACAATAATCTAAATAGAGAAAATGAATTAGGATTACTTTCACAACCTGCCGCACATAAAGCTTTAAAGAAAGCCCTAGAAAAAGCAAAAGTAAAAGACTATAAAATGTTATCAATTCATAGTATAAGAAAAACGTCTGAGAATTGGGCATTGTCGATTGGAGTTGATAGTATGAAATTATCTACCCGATTTGGACATAACTTAATTACACAATATGAACATTATTCCCAATCAGATTCATTTACTCCGAAAGAAAAAGAACAAATTCGACAAATCTATGGCGATACTTTTATTTAATTTCAAAAGTTGAAATTTCTTTAAATAAAGAAATTTATCAAGAGCAAGGATCTCCAAAGATGTATTTATCCATCTTCTTCATTAACCCTTCATGATGAGTTTGCATTGTTTTCAATTAGCACTTGTGAAATGAAAATGAGGTTCACAAGTCAAAAAGCTCATATCTTCCTCTTGGAAGTAACCTCCTCGATTAAGCTATTTAGCTCTTGAATGGGAATTTCATCATGATCGGGCTTCTTGCACCAAAGTTCATAAGGAATTTTTTTCGAAAGTCCACCTACCTTTCTTATATACAAAAGATAATTTTTTCTCTTAACAATTCTCCAACAAAAATGAACATGCTTTCTAGACTTGCAGTCAAATACTTTAATCCAGCCAACTCCTTTTGGACGAGCAAGAGCTCCTAGCTTTTGCATTTTTCCTCCTTTGCTTTTTCTATTTTTAATACAATCATGTTATTCTTAACATCCATTTCTAGCTCAGTTTCTTTATAAACATGCTCGTTGTATGGAGCCAAAGCTTTTGTAACAATACCATCGTGTCTTTTTGTTCCACAAGATACTTTGTAAGAGTCGTCAGAAGAAATTTTTAGAAATCTTATCCCAAGATATTCTTGCTTTTCTACTTTAGAGAAAAATAATTCAACAAAATGTCCGGAATTGAAAACTCTTCGAAATTGTTTGCTAAAATATAAGTTGGCAGAGTAATATGTGCCATCTTTGTGCTTGGTTCTTTTTATTCTCACAGCATAATTTCCATATTTATTCGGAGAAGAATACGACCTTTTATTTGCTTTCCAATCGAAAACAGTTTGACTTTCTTTTATCTTGAAAGATTCTATTTCACTTCTCATTTTAATCCCTCTAAAAATTTATCATTATTGGTATTCTTTCGTTTGGTCATTCTATTAACTCGTTCTTTCTTGGTTATATCCGAAATAGCTTTGCAATCATCTTCCATTTTCTGTCTTGCTTCACTTGCAGTATACCCGTTTTGAATATGCTTATATATTATCATTCTTTTTTCGTCAGGCGAAAGAAATCTCTTCATCCATATCACTCTCCCTCTTTTTTTTAATTATTTTCTTTTTGCTCCTTATTTTTAAAGGAATTCCTCTTGAAGAATGATAAAGACATTCTCGACAAGCTCTAACATTTCCGATTTTTACAAGAGCTCGTAATCTCATCATTCTCTTGCAATGAAAGCATTCAAACTTTTTCGTTACCATCTTTATCATTTCGAAATCGAATAAATGTAGGATGTCTTACTAAATCTTTTGCTCCAACTAACATTCCTTTAAATTCAATTTCTTTTCCAATATAATTTTCTTTGTTATTCCAAATTTCTTTTCGAAAACTTTCTAATCCTGTCAAACAAACTTTTTGTTCTTGTCCTTCATAATTAACTACAAAACATGCGGCAATTCCTGTTGGAATCATTGCATCTTTACAATGATGCTTTTGTGAGTCTCCTAATTCGTTTTTATAACTTTCTGAAGTATTTTCCATTCTTTCTTCGACTCTTATGATCTTTGCATCAAAAGTTAAGAATGGTTTTACTTTATACATATCCCCAGATTTTAATGTTGCTCTTCCAAACTTATATTTAGATTGTGGATTCTTTAGAATTAAACCTTCAAATCCATCTTTTAATACATTTTCAAATAATTCTTCTGTGTCTTGTTGATTTCGAACTTCTTGTTGAATTAATGTAAAAACTAATAATGGAAATTCTATTTCTAGTTTATTACAATATACGATTCTAGTCCAAAACTCCATATCGATTTGATCTTTATAAATACAATCAAAACAATTAAATTTTAGTTCATTAGGCAATTGTTCATGTTCTAAATCCTCTGTCATTACAAAATGTGTGATCTGTTGGAATGTTAAACCATGTCCATAGATTTCTCCATCAAGAATTACATTATGCACTTTACTAAAGTCTTTTAACGGTTGAAATTTTTCTTGCAATTGTTTATTTGGAATTTCTTTCAGACTTCTTGAAAGCATTTTTCCATTTATAAAAATTGTTCTTATGCCATCTAACTTTGTTGATGCTAGTAAAGGATATTTTATAGTTGATAAATCGACCTTGTCATTAGGAGCGAGCATTGGACGAAATTCTTTCATTTCATTGTCTCCCATCCTACTATAACGCCCAGAGTATAAACAAGAAATGTTCCTATAATTAGACAAGAAAGACTAACCCAAGAAGAAACAGCGTAAAATGAAAATGAAAGACATACTCCTGATGTGATTGCCCACAAAACATATATCCAATCTTTCATTTTGAAATCACCCAATTTAATTGGTTAATTACTCCTTGGAGAAAATCAACATTTCTTATATCTCCAATATTTTTTGAAGTTATTTGATGTTGTTTAACGATCTTTATTTGTTCTTCAATTTGTTTTTTTGTTTTCATTTGTTTTTATGTTTTTCATTAAATTTATTTTTAATGCCCAGAGGAGGACCTCTTTTTGTTGATTGTTTTAACAACTCTGCATATTCACTTTTTGAAAGATCATTTTTTGTAATTACTCTTAAATTATCAAAAACAGCAATTTTTCCGGGCTCAATATCATACATATTCATTTCTTCTGATGTCCACACCAGAACTGTTGAAGTTCCGTATCTCTTAATAATTTTTTTTGTCATTTTAAGGTGCCCCCTGTCCTAACCAGGGTAGACGAATTCCCAAATGTCGACATCGTAGTTTTATAAATGAGTTCTAGACCCCGAACTATTAAACCACTTTTATTTGCGAATCCAAGGATTTGAACATCGGGTTTGGAGCTTATGATTTGTAAAGTTTTCATTGTGTTTACCATATTAATAGATATTGATACTTATTTATAAATGTTGCTATATTGAAATTGTAACTTTGTAATTACATTAAAAAGAATCTAAGAATCTTTGGTTTGTTAATTTATTTTTTATATAGATGTCTACTACTTTTGGTTCAACATGAAGCATTTCAAATAGCTTTTCAACAATTTTTGCAATACTTTTTAATAACATGCTTTCCCAATCAATTGGCAAATCATCAGGAACTTCCCAAGTATTATTAAAACAAAAACAAGATGTTTTGTATTTATTCGATTTTTTAACATATAACAAATAAGGTTTTGGAGAAAATGTAAATCCGTTTACATTTGCGAGAGAATATCTTACTCCATCAATCCAAGGATTTGAAATCTTATACTCATCTAAATCCTTTGAAATAGCTTTTGGAATTCCGATTTCTTCCCAAGTATATTTTTTTGCATAAATCTTATCAATTTCTTGATAAATAAAAGCAATAATTGATTTTGTATCTTTTTCTGCTAAAATCATTTGAATCACAGTTTTTTGAATTTTTTTACTTACTAAACTTCGATCACTCTTAACCGTTGCAAATCCTTTGATCTCCATTTCTGGAACATCCAACATTCCTTTTTCCCAATCCCAGACAATATTTCCTGCATAGCACTTTTTGCCACCGGCATTTGCATAAATTCCGTATAATTTTTCGAATTTAATACTAATAAAACTTGCATCATTTCCCTTATCCGCAAACCAAGTTGCAAAAGAGTGATTGATGTCATCTTCTAATTGTTTTCCAATAGCAATTGCTTTTTCAGAATTTTCTTCGTGAACATCAACATAAACCGAATCTGTATCTGCAGTTATAACTTCATAACCTTTTTTTATACAAAGTTCTCGCATCTTTTCATTCAAAAATCTTCCAACAAATGTAATTGATTTTCCAATGTCAGGATTAAATAATCTAAAACCTGGATAAAGCGTGGCGCCGTAGAAGGAATTTTGAAAAGTTTTATAATAGTATTGTTTCTTATACATTGTTAAATATTTTTCGGGATATTTTTCTTTATCATACTCAGGTGTTTTCAAAAGTGCTCTTACCCCATCTCTCTTATCTAAAATATCTTGTAAAATATGTTTAAGTATGCCTGTTTCTTTTTTGAATTTGATTCCATTTCCAACACTTATTTCACCATTTAAATCAATAGTTTCCGGAGACATATTAAAACTTAACATAATAGATGGATATAAAGACTTTAAATCCAGAACAACAATGTTTTTACTTATACCAGATCTAGGAGCTAAAACAAATCCTCCTTCAATTGCATCGTAGTCTTTTGCGTAATTTTTTGATGGAAGTATAATTTTATTTTTACAATTTCTTAAAATGTATGTGTCAATAATTCTACTATTTTGTAAAATATCTGCTAATTCACAACCAGACATTTTTTTAATTCCTAATAGTGAATTAAGAATATTATATTTTTTGTTTAAAGCTATACAAATTTCAACATCTCGAATATTATACTCAATAAATTTATCAAAATCAGAAAGCCAAAAGTCGTGAATCCATCCTTTATATTGAATCTTTCCTGTTTTAAATTCAACTTGTCCAACAGCCTCCAGACTACCGGAAGGAACAGACTTCCATTTCATTCTTTTGTAACCCGCCATCAAATCAATAATAGCTCGTCCTTTAATATTGACTTTCTTTTCATGTTTACCCGTAGCATATTTTGCTTGTTTTTCTCCGGAGACAACATACTCTGTTGAGTATGAAATTTTCCGCAAAGGAGACATTTCACTGACATTTAAGTTCAAAGTTGCAAGTCTATGTAAAATATAAATCATATCAAAATTGACATTCCATCCCGTAAAAATGTCAATATCAAAATCAATTACAAACTTTTTGAAAATTTCCAGTAGTTGTTTTTCTGAAGTTACAACTTGTAATTCAACTTCAATTTCTGTTTTTAATTCTTTTTGAGTCGAAAGATATTTCTTTTCAAAAACTTCTTTGTCATCTTTTGTTGCAATGCAATATAATTTATTTGTATAATTATCATAAAAAGCAATTGAAATAATTGGTCTCATCATATCAGAGTTTGACCCTCCAACATAATCTGTTTCAATATCTACAATCATAACTCTTGGCTCAACATCAATTTCAGAATGAAAAACTTCGTTATTCTTAACTTCGTTATTCTTAACTTCTATTCCATCATACAAATCTTTGTCGATCAGATACTTCAAAGAATAATGAACATCTGCTTCAAATGTTTTTGTAAATAAAGATTTAAAAGTCCATGTATCAAAAGGATTATCGAAAATAATTTTAATCAATTTGTCGTTGTAAATACTCATGAATCCATATTCTTTTTTACAGGCAAAAGTAATTAAAGAGGCCTCATCTTCTAAAATATAAAAATATGGTTTTTGACCTTTTGTAATAAAATCCATTTTTGACTTATCTTCCCATCTTCCTAAAAATCTTAATCCACAAGAGTCTCCTCCTATTTGACATTGCTCAACATTGAAGAAAACACCTTTTTTATTTTCCATTCAACCACCCCTTATATTTCTTTAACATTTCTAGTTTCAAATTCTCATTTGCAAATCTTTTTTTCCAATGTTCTAAAACTAAATAATAGTCCGGGTTTTGAATCACAATATCAAATTCTTTGAAAAGTTTTTCCAGGCCTAAGATGTGATAACCGATGAACATCTTTTTGATTTCAAGTAGTTTTTTATGGTATTGTAACTGTTCAATTACAAGTAAATCTATGAAAAATGTTGGAAAAACTCGACAACTTCTAAAATAGATTTTATTATTTGATATGGATTCTATACAAGGATTCTTTTTTGTTATTTCTCCGCTATAATATGTTTTTAAGATATACTTTTTCTTTTTGTCAATATTTATATTAATAAAAGGAAGAATCGCATCTTCGTGAACAATTCTTGGAACAAAAGAAAGCAAAGAAACATCATTAAAAATTAATAACTGCCCTTTCTTTTTTGCTTTTTCACAAAAATAGATTAAAATATTCAAATAATCGTTTGTTACCAAGTTACACTAGAGGGCACATCCCGTTTGTATGCATGGAGTGAATCCACATAAACAATAAGTTTTCCCGTCTTTACATTTAGTTCTTTTGCAACATATTCCAGAAATAATGTTGCCTTATATAAATCAAGAGTCATAAAATTAACTAAATCCTGGCTCCGCATATGTAAAAACATATTCATTTTATCCCCGGCTAATGTTTTTCTAACAGCAAAACCATAAGACAGCGTGCAGGGGATTCTACGACCTATTCTATGAATATCTCGATTATCATGCATTGCAATATAGGCTCCTCTTGCGTATAAATTTCCTTTTAATCTTTTTATTAAAGAATCTAATTGAGGAATAATTCTTTCTCCATATCCATATGCAGATGTCCCGGAATTATTTTCATTACAAAATTTCTCAAAGTATTCTTTTGTGTATTGAGTTTTATCAAACCAAGTTTCTTTTGTTGTTGGATTGTGAATCATATCCCAAAACCATTGCTCTGCAACTTCCTTTGTTAAATGCTCTTTGTTAAACATTTTTTGAGCTAAGAACATCATTTCGTCTCGATCTGAAAAATCATTAATCATATACGACATTCCAAATAATTCTTTTTGTTCAAAGCCTTCGCCTTGTGTTACAATTTTTCCTTGAACAGACTTATCAAAAACCTCTTGACCTCTAGTAAAAACTTCTCGTGGTAATTCTTGAATAAGCTGTTTGAAATTCTTAAAAATTCGCATATTTAATATGAACTCTCCTGTCTAAATTTATTAACAATTCTTTTTCGAATAATAATATCTTTAATTTTTTCTTCTTCATATCCTAACAACAGAGGGATTTGCATAACAAAATTAAAAAAGTCTGCAAATTCCTCGGCGAAATGTTGTTGATCAACCGGGTATTCAGAAATAGACCATTCTCTAATTTTTAAACAATTTTGCATTTCCATCAATTCCTCAATTAAATAACAACTTATTCTTCTAAATTCTTTTTGACCTTCTTTTGTATCAATATCAATGGGCTCAGATTGATACTTTTGCATATATTCTTTGCCAATTTTCAAAAGTAAATCCATTGTGTCCTTTGGTTGTAAAGCTTGAACTTCTTTTTCAACTTCTTCGGGAGTTACATCAATAATATTCATTTTATCCAACCTCCATATGTTCCTGTTTGTAGCATTAACAAAATAACTTCATTGGAAGTTTGTTTAACAACATCTTGTTCTTCAATATTTGCTTTTTCATAATATAATTCTTTTCTTAAAACAATATTATTTCCATTTGAATAATCAAAAACAACATCTCTTAATTCAACCCATGCATGATGAAATCGAATTCCGGTCAATGGGCCTTGACCTAGAACTTTTGCATAACAAAAAACAAAAGTTGGATTTTCAGAAACCATTTGACAAGCTTTTATAAAATAGTCGCCATTTTTTGCGTCTTTTGTCATTTTATCCACTCCGGGCTTTTATTTTCTGGCCATACTGCAATTTTTAATTTATCATTTTGATAATATGCTCGATAAGCAATAACAGCATCCTTATTTTTATATTGCTCAGGCATTGCTTGAGCAAATGGAGTCAATCCGATATAAGGAATTTGTAGTTTGTCCTTATTTTTAATACACCAATCCAAAACTTGTTCAGATTTATGAACTCTTTTGTATCTTATTGTATATTCATAAAATAAAGTTTTTGTGTGAAGAATCAGCCAATCGATATTATTCATTGATTTTGATAGCCAAAGAGTGCAAGGATGTTTTGAATGACACGATTTGTAAGGGGCCTTTATATTATGCAAATTAAAAATTGTGCATAACATTTGTGTAGCCTCTAAAGGCATTTTAACAACGTGTTTATTACACTGTGCAATTGCTGCTTTCTCTGGATTTGTGTCCAATACAAAGATATTCATTTGTTCCTCTTTTTTGAAATGTAATTTATTTTTATTGTCATGTTTTTGTTAATAGATATTTATTTATAAATGTTTCCATTTATTTGGTGTAATTATAAAGTAAAAAAATAAAAAAAATTTGAAAGTAATTACTCTTTCTTTTTTGGGGCCTGTGCTCCTGATGCAGCAATAATTCGCTTGATTTTTGGAACGGCAGGACTTCCACCTAATTCTTTAGAGATTTCAGTGAATTTCTTTCCTTCCTTAAATAACTTAATTACTTTTGCCTCAACTTCTGGACCAAACTTTGGTTTCTTATCAACCTTTTCAGCTTTTGGGACAGATGTTTTTGCAGGAACTTTCTTTGCAACGACTTTGTTTTCAACCATATTTTCTTTTCCTCCTTTCATTTCTTGATTATAAGCTTCTCTCATGTATTTTTCTGTGCAATCTTCACATAAAACAGTTTTTGTTGATTGTCCAACTTCAACCATTTTTTTACAATTTGAACAAGGCAAATATTTTGTTCGAATAGCTTTTTGATTAGGCATTGTTAACAATCTCCTCTTTTTGTTGTCTTTGTTCAAGTTCTTGTTGTTCTTTTTCAATTCTTAGTTTTGCAATTTGTAAATTCGTTTTTTTCAAGTCTGCTTCAAGATGACCTTGTTTTCTTTGAATCACTTCATTGTTTTTGAACATTCCTTGTAAATCAGCTTGACAATTTTTAATTTGTGAAATTAATCCGCCCGCATATAACTCAAGCTTTGAAAGTTCATCTAACTTAGCATATACTTTCTGCTTTTGAAAAAATGCTTCTCTCTTTGCACTTCTTGCCTTTGCAGCATCCTTTGCAAGTTGATGTCTCGATTTTACAGCCATGAAATGAATCCTGATTGTTTTAAACCTTCTTTTTTTATTTTCATATGATTTTATATATTAATCTATTTATAAATGTTTCTTATTCTTATTTGTAATTTTAAAATAAGAACAAAAAATAAAAATATTTATAAACATAATATTTACTATTTGTTTATGATATTATACGATATTAAAGTAAAAGCCGAGACATATAAAAAAGAGTTAACATTTTCTTTCATTCAAGAAAGAATTAATTCTCAAAAAGTCTTTGCATACAATGGATTTATAACAGAGGTTGAAGAAAGTTTTATTAAATTTTTTGATGTGGTTATCGAAAAGGAATTTCCCATCATGTTTTCGGGTATTCAAACATTAGAAGTCTCAAGAAGAAAAGAGATTACACAAGATGAAGCACTTCTTATATTTAAACTTTGGAAAGAAAAAAATGGAATTTGATTTTGATACAAAAACAGGTAAATTTACATATCGAAACGAAATCACAAAAACATTCTGGCCTACTTGGAAAAAATGGGAAGAATTATCAGAAGCCGACAAAAAACAAATGAATTTGGGAATTCCAGCAAGAAAATATATTGTTTTTGATATTGATCTAAAAGATTTAACAGAAGAAGAAATTCTATTACATTATCACGAATTTAGAGAAAGACTAATCAATAAAGGAATAACTGCATTTCTGGCGGATAGAAGTCCGCATGGCTACCATATTTATGCACCTTTTGAAAAACTAGAAACTTTTTCGGATGAATTAATTGAGGAGATTCGAAGAATCTTTGTAAGAGGTTTTGGTGCAGATGAGGCAAAGGTTTCTCTTAATGGTGTTATTTCAATTCCAGGAAAACCTCATTTCAAAATAAATAAAGTTCTTCCTATCTTAGACTATTTTGAAGGAATAAACGAATTGAAAACTTCAACTCTTAATATTGCAAAAGAAAATATCGAAAATAATAAAAGATCATTAGAATTAATGAATCAAATCTCTGGAGATAGTAATAATGAAGATTCTTTAAACTTTTTCTCAAAAGACGAATTTTGGAAATATTTAAAGAAAAGAACAGAAATTTTGCCATTAGGAACATCAAGAAACAACATTGTTTTAAAGAATTTAGCAATTGCAAGTGCAAAAAGTGGTTTATCAAATGAAAAAATTCGAGAAAAAATTCAAGAATTATTAACTAGACTTATGCCCGATATTCCTTATAAGGTATTTGAAGGATGGTATAAAAAAGCTTTAACTGGTGAATTAAAAGAATATAATAAATGGGAAATTAATAAATGGGCAAGAGAATACTCTAATGAAACAGAGGATATTTATGATTTAAAAGGAATAATCTTGGATTTGAACTTGGACAAAGATGTGACAGCTTTAATCTTAGAACTTAATAATCCAAACAAATCAATACTACTGGATGAACGAGACTCTGTTCTTAGAAGAATTGCAAAAATCAAAGATGTTATTATAAGAGAATATTTAGTTGGCAAAGTTGCTTATGCGCTAATGATTACAAAGAAAACAATCTTTGAAGAAATTAAAAAAATTGAAAATAAAAAAACGGAGATCAAACCAATATCTGCTTTCAATTTAGCAAATAAAGAAGTTATTGAAAATGAATACATCATTGACAAAATTCTTCCAAAAGGAAAAACTCTTTTAATTGGTGGAAAAGGTGGAAAGGGCAAATCTCTTTTTGTCCTTGCAATGTGCGTAGGAACAAAATTAGAAAATCGAAAGTTTCTTAATAAATTTGACATTCCAACAGACCCTTCTATCTTATATTATGATTTAGAAAATGGAGAAGATCGAAATGCACAAAGACTTCAATATTTTGTGAAAGGACAAAAGTTTAACGAAAATCCAACTCCATTTGATTTTTCTTTTGATTTTGATAAAAAAGAATTAACAAAAGAATTAGCAAAATGTTTTCCCTATGATGTAATTGTCTTTGATTCTTTTAGAAGATTTTTAGAAGGCTCTGAAAATGACTCCGAAATTACAAATGGATTCTACTTGAATTTCTTAAAACCTTTGTCCGAATTAAAGAAAACAATTATTATTATCCATCATTTAAAGAAAATTAAGTTAGGCGAAGTCGAAGATGAGGATTTATTGGATGCTTTTCGAGGTTCCTCTGATATTGTAGCTTTATTTGATGGGGCCTATTTAGTTACAAAAGGAAATGAGTCAATTTCTGTCGATAACAAAGTCTTACACTTCAATTTAGCCATCAATTTAGGAGTAAAGAATAGAGATGGAAATATTGCTAATAATATAATGATCGAAGTTACAAAAGATGATAATGAAAAGAAAACATCATTTAGATCAAGTGAATTCAAGAAAATTTTGAACTACAAAGAAAAAATTAAACAAGAAATTATAAATTTCGTAAAAGAACAAAAAGAATGCTCAAGAAAGGAGATTGTCGATAATGCAAAAGAATCCACCGAATTAACAGAATTCACAATTTTAAAATATATTGAAGAATTAGTTAAAGAATCTCAATTATTTAATCCTCGTTATGGAAAATATGCCGCTGTTCAAGAAATTCAATCAAAACCAAAGACAAGTGAACAATTGGACCTTTCTGAAAATATTATTGATAAAGAAAACTAAATCATACCATTCTTATGTAATTACAACACAAGTATCATAAAATGATACTTGTTTGACTAAATTTTAAAGTGTATTATAGTATATAATAAAAAAGAAGCTTATTTATTTTATTATTTATATATACCTATTATTTTTATACAGTCCGTTTCAGTTAGACGAAGTATACACAGTAGATAAGAATAATACAGTTAGACAGAGTGGGGGGAGGTTTTTGCTGTTTGTCGTCCAACGACGAGCATCACGAAATACAATATCATTTTATTATACTAAGAATATTTATAAAGATAAAACTTTTCAATAAAATATGGCCGAAGTAAATTGTGCACATTGTAAAATCTTGTTTGATAATGAAAAAACTTTACATAAAAGTATTTATTGTGAAGCTTGCTATTCAAGTCATCACATTTCTTTTCAACAACCAAGCATCTGTTCGTGGTGTTCACAAAACTTTTATCAAGAAAAAGGAAAACGTGCTTCAAAACTTTGTAAAGAATGTTTAATCAAAAAGAATTCTCCTGTTCCTCATCAATGTTCAAAATGTCAAACTCCTATTGGACAAGGCTCTAAACATCTATCAAAATATTTTTGCAAAGAATGTTTTGAGCAAAGACTTATTGCAAAAAGAAGGTCTATTAAAGATTTTAATCAAGAAGGATTTATTTTTCAACCAAAAAATAAACAAGAGGTTGTAGTCCTGTTCTTTAGATGTCTAGAAAAATTTGGATTCACAAAAATTCAAAGTGTTCAATTAGGATTTCCAGATGCTGTTGTAATTGATAAAGAAGAACATCCTAGAAAGATTGAATTTGAATTTTTGTCATCGAAGTTTAGATCACACTTAAAACAAATGCGTCAAGAAAACATTTTAGTGGATTATTTGGTTTGTTGGTATAAAGATCGAGACTTTCGCGAAATTCCTGGTTTAAAGGTTATTGAACTTTGTTCATTTTTTAAAAATCAAACGAATTGTTAATTTTTAATATCATTTAATGATATTAAGAGAAACATTTAAAAAGATATACCATTTAATGATCTTATGATAAACGAAAAAGAAGAACAAACAAATCTTCCAATTGCTCAAGAATCATCTTTTCCTATGATGGAATTGAAAGAATCTATAGAAATGGAATTGACCGCAAAAGGATTATACAAATGGACAATTAAAGCTCGAGAAGAAAAACTTACAGAAGAAACTGTTGCCCGAATGAAAAAAATTCATGACAAAGCAATAACTGATTTTCCAAGAAATGTATTCTCAATACGAGAGGAGAAAAAATGATAACACACATCAAACTCAGAAAATCAGGAAATTCACTTATTGCAACAATCCCAAGCGAGATCATTCAATTCTTAAAACTAGAGGATGAAGAAATTGTTTCAATTGATATCTCAAAATACATTGCAATAGTTAAAAACTTTAAATGTTTCGATTGTGGAACAAAATGTGTTTTTCAAGAAAATGAAGAGGCTTATTGTAAAAGATGCGGAAGTGAAAGGATGGAGGAACTCAAATGACAAAAGAAATAGGCCGTGATGAAACTCTACGAGTTCAAATTGCTGTAGAGCGAGAAAATCTAGGATATGATTTTCTCATGCAAGAAGATTTGTTTTTAACTAATCCAAGTGCATCATATTTCAAAGATCGGTTTCTTGTTGCAAAACACAGAATTGATTTTTTTCAAAAAGAGCTAAATGAAATCATACGCGTAACTAAACTTAATTCAAAAATGAAAGGAGGTTAAATATGGGAATTGATGACATACCACAAAGAGACTCCAAAAGTATTGATGCAAGAAAATATAAAGGCATGAAAATAAAGATTGCTGATAAAGTTACTTTTATTGATGCTGATGGAAAAGAACAAACTCGAGATGGCGTTCGACAAGAAGAACAAATTGATTTTTGGAATGGTCCGGTAGATGAAGATGATCAACCGACATACAATCCAAAGTCTACTGAAATAGCTCAAGTTATCGTAATTGAAACGGAAAGAATTCCAGAATTAGATGCAGAAGGCAAACCAACTGAGAAATTGACAAACATTACTGTTAAGAGAACTTTCAATTTAAAAAAGGAAGTTGATGATGCAGGAAAAGTTCAATGGGTTATCTCAAAACATCCAAAAGCAAAGCTTTGGGGATTTATGAGAAACATGGAAGTTAAGAAACTTTCTGATTTAATTGGTAAATTTGTTGTTTTAGGAACTACACCCGATAAAGTCAACCCGGAGAAGTTTTGGCTTAGAATATCTGATTAGAAATAATTCAAATTTTATTTTTATTTTTCTTTTTATTTTTGAAGAAAATCGACGATAATATTCAACAGGGCTGATATACGATATCGTAAGAGAAGCTAGACATTCTAGCAAACCCGACTTTTATTATTAATAATCATATTTATAAAGTTAAAATTTATATATTATTATGAAAAAAATCAAATTTCAAAACGACAATATTTAGAACAAAAAGAATTATCAAAAATAGCAAGTTTTGTCAAAAATCGACAGAAGATTATGATGATCGGGATTGGGATGGAAGAGTTTTAAGAATTTTTACAAAAGATGGAACTGAAAAATATACAAAGCGTGATTTGAAAAAGAAAAAAATTATTTAATTTTTGTATGTTTGAATTTTTTATTTAATAGTTTTGATTGATACTAACTAGTAGATTTTCTAAATGTTCTTCTTTGTCATTTTGAAATTATATCAAAGAAGAATATTTATAAACTTATAATTTGATAAATTAATAATAATAACAATAACCAAAGACCACGGGGTTTAACAAAACCCGCGGGCTTAAATTTACAATGAAAGCACAAAAACAACAAACCAAAAAAACATTTTATAAATTGAAGAACTCAATAGGTTGTCAATTACAAGGAGAGTTGCGATAAAATGAAAGCACAATCTAATCTGGCATCTATTTCCGATAAAATAGAATTGATTTATACTTTGTATAATGGAGTTCAGGTCGCAAAAATAATAAAAGATCGCTTTGATAATGAAGTTGTAAATCTTTGTGGTTGGTGTGGACAAGAAATTGATCAAAGTAAATCGCTTTGCAAAACCTGCCAAGAAGTTTATGGCCAAGGAGAAGTAAAATGAAAACAGAAAAAATAAAAAGAACACATTCTCCATCAGAGATATTTATTTTTAAACAAAAAAAGAAACAATATGAAGATATAAAAGAAAAAATAAAACAAGGGGAAGAAATAAGTAATACGGATGAATTGATATATAATAATTTTAGAAAGAAATATATTAAACCAAAACAACGGCGGTAAATGTAAACAGCAAGTAGCTTACTCTACATTTCACGATGGATTAACTCAAATAAACTTTACTTAAAAAGTAATTAGGAGCAACTTATGAAAGAAATAATAATAAACTCACAAGAAGAATGTGGAGAAGGTAAATTCCATGCTTGTTCAAGACCTTACTTTTGCGATGGGTTTAGAAACAAAACAGGAGACAGATATATAGCAATCGAAGTAAATAAAGAAGATTTATTTGAATGGAAGAAAAATCCCACATGTATTCATAAAATAGTATTTAAGAAATGTAAAGTGCTTTATCAATGTGATAAATTTGGAAAGAGAATAGAACAATGAACACCTTTTTAACCAACCAACTTGAAGATGTAAAGAATGATTTAAAAGGATGTATGCGAGATGGTTGTCCAGCAGGAGATGAATTAGAGTTTTGTGGTAAAAGAAACTGGTATTGTAACAAATGTCAATCTAAAATCAAAACAAAACTTCAAAAATATCACGAATGGGCGAGTGAAGAATTAAGATTTATAAATGAGGACATAGATGGAGAAAATTCTTGTTTAACTGAAGAAGTATTAGTAAAAAGAACAGAAGAACTTTCAACATTCATTTCAGAAGTAGAGAAACTGGCGAAAGAAAATAATATAAAACTAAAATCCTACATAGAGGAGTTAGAATGAAATACCAAAAGTTAATCGTAAATCACTTAATAAAGTCTTATTACCTATTAAATGTTGGTAAAACATGTTTTGAAAATAGTAGTCAAGTAGAAACAGTTGGATTAACAGATGCAATAAAGATTACAGATTTAGATGATTTACACTTTAAATTAAAAGAATTAAAAGATAAGGGCTATAATATATTAGCTGATTGTTTATGTAAAAAATGACAACTCACCCAATCGTTAAAGAAATAGAAGAAATCAATAACGAGATGAAAATTGTTTATGATAGAATTTATAAAGAGAATAAAGAATATGGAAACAGAAATAATTTTGAAGAAAAGAATATAATTAGATTAACATTAGAAGATTGTTCTGAATATGGAGAATATAGTCAATTAAAAGCTAAAAAGCAAGGCAAAATCGAAGGTGCTTTGAGTGTGTTAAAAACTTATGCTAGATTATTGGCTAAAATAGATGACATCTGGGCAGAAATGGGAGTAGAAGACCACAATGGAATGTTGTTAAATAGAATACATACAATTATTTGTAACGCAGATGACGAACTAAAACAATTAGAGCAATGGCTGGAGATGAAGAAATGAAAAACGAAGAAGACGATAAACTTACTTTACAGAAAAAGTTTGATATTTGCATGAAACTAAAACAATACGACAGAGCAAAGGAATTATTAATTTGTCCCACCTGCGGAAAGAAAATGCGTAACGCAATAGACTCAATAACTAAACAAATCAGTCCTTACTTATGGGAAGCAGATTGTGACTGCGAAGCATTAAAAGGATTAATATTAAGTAAAGGATAAAATGACAGAACTAAAAATAAGAAAAGCAGAGAACGGATTTATAACAACTTCCGAAGAATTAGAAGAATTAGAAGAATTAGAAGAAGAAGATAAAATTATAACAAATAAAATAATCAGAGAAAATGTATTTATAACAACTTCCGAAGAATTAGAAGAATTAGAAGAATTAGAAGAATTAGAAGAAGATAAAATTATAACAAATAAAATAATCAGAGAAAAGGTATTTGAATATAAAGACGAAGATGAAAATGGTTATGACCTAGAAACTACTAAAGATTTACTTTATTCAGTTTTAGAACATTTTGGTATTTATTACTCAAAACACAATAAAAGAAATATTGAAATTAAAATAACGGAGAAAAAAGAATGAAATTCAAAGTATGGTTAGAATACGAAGAAACAATCGAAGCAGAAAATGAAGGCGTAGCCCAGACAATTTTTCATAATCATTTAAAATCAAATCCAAATTTAATTGAGATTAGGAGCGAAGAAGAATGAACTTTAAACAAGCAATACAAGAACTACTAAGTCATAAAACAATAAGAATTAAAACTTGGAAAGAAGGATATTACTGGTATGTAAACGATAAAGGTTTTGTCGTAGATAGTTCGGGAAACAGACCAGTAATTCATGTAGACTTTTTATTAGAAATGAATAAATGGGAAGTAATTTCAAATATAAATACAACTCTAGAAAATAAACTATCCGAAGAAAATAAAGAATTAAAAAAGGAGCTTCAAAAGATGGAAGAAAAAAGAGACTACTGGAGAAAGAGATTAAACGAAGAGATGACTAAAAGATTACGAGAGGGGTTAAAATGAAAAACGAATGTCCGTTGCAGTGTTATAGTGAAAAAACTAAACATTATTTTTGCACATTTGATAGAAGTGCAGACTGCGGTCATAGAGATTATAGACTTTGCAGAACTCTTAAATTTTGGGCTTTAGAGCAAGGAATATTGGAAGATAAAGTTGACGACGAGGTTTGTCCTCCGACCGCACAAGAGATAATAAGAATTGTCGAAGAACAAATTATTCCTTCGATTAGTATAAAAAACTAAAAAGAATAAAAATATAAACTATAAAATATCAATAATAACATGAAAAAAACACTCGCATCCCTGCTGGCTTCGGTATTGCTTCCTGTTTTTGGCATTGGACAGCAATTCTCTTCAAGAGTTGTTGATACAAATTCCATAAGCAGCTCGATAGGATATGCAAGAGATTCACAAGGGACAAATCATATGTTTTATTCTGCAAACAACAGATTGTATTATCAAAAAGGAGAAGCAAAACAGCAAGTTAGTTTTCCAATGTCTTCACAGCAACTTTATTCTGATTTAAAGTTTTCAAGAGATTCTCCTGTTGCCGTAGTGACAAGTTACTTAAACACTCCGACGACCAACAATTGGCGAATAATGCAAGTTTATCAAGAAAATAGAACTTGGAAATCAAGAGAAATTTTTTCACCATCGTCGAACAGATGTGCTCAGCTTGTTGACGGCAATCATCAGACATTTCTGGCAACCGATGATGCTTCTGATGATCTGTATTTATTATCTGCTTCAAATTTTACAAACTTTCCACCTCAAATAAGCAAACAAAGACTTTCAAGAGTTAAGAGTCAAAAGAATCCACAAATTGCCAGAGATAAAAATCACCGATTGTATGCCCTTTGGGAAGAGAGCGATGACAAAACTTTAAAGTCTTGCACAGGAAGAATTACAAATAAAGGATTGGAAGATGTTTCAGAATTAGGAGAGTTCAGTTTTGATGGAAATATCAGTGTTGGTTCTGATAATTCTGTAAATGTTGTTTATAAAAATTCAAAAGTTAGACCAACTTCTTGCAAGCAAGTTGCTGATGTTGTTACGAAAAGACTTGGGAGCGGAGTTGAGGAAATTATAAAGAAAGATGTTGAAACTCCTGTTGGAAAACCAATCTCTTCTATTACTGATTCAAAAGGAATGCACCATGTTCAATGGACAGAAAGTTGCTCAAATGGCTTAAAGTTGGTTTATTGCAATTCGGATGATTATTCAAAACAGACCGTAGTTGATGAAGGTGGAGCAGAAGGACTTGGAGAAACAAAATTAGAAGTTGTTGGAGATACAGTCTCCTCGGTTGCAAACTTTCATTCCTTAGTTTATTATGAAGGAGAAATTAAACGAAAAGAAAAAGGAACTGTTTTTATTGTAAGATGAAAAAAATATATTCATTAATTGTTTTGTCTGTATTTGTATTGTCTTTTTTTGCTTTTTCTTTTGCTGCTGTTCAAAAACAAAATGAAATTCCTTCTTCTTTTAAAGTTGTAAACTATTCTGCAGAGTGGAAAGTTGTTAGAATGTCGGACGAAGATGCAAAAGACTATTTTGTTTGGATTTCTGATAAAAACAAACATAAGTCCGAAGTTTGTTTTTTAAGTTATGATGCAAAAAAGCTTTCTGACCTAAATGATATTGATCTAAAGAAATCAGCAGCTGTGGATGCAAAATCATTTACAAAGGAAAAAGTTAAGTCTGTAAAAGTTTCTGCAAAAAAATCAAAATTAGATAAAGATTATTTTGGATATTGTTATACAGTTGCAAATGAAAAATATTTAAAATACGGAGAGAATTCCACAGAATTGATTTACCAAAACGAAACTCGAATTGAATATCTAACTTCTGATTTTAATATGTCGATTCAACTGCAAAAGTGGAATGGAAAAGAATTTGTTGTTTCTCCAACTGATGTTTTTGCGAACGATGCAAATTTTAACAGATTAAAATTTGGAGCAATCGATAAAAATCCAGTTGGAAAAGCTTTGAATAAATATAAGTATGTATTTTATTCCACTCAAGATTTCAAATTTGACGAAAAGAAAAATGCAAGTTATGTTATTGAAGATGGAAACAATAGATATCTTTATCTTCATGATATTTGTGGTGTTTCTTATTCACGGTGTGAGATTTCAAGAAATACAGGGAAGTATATTGAAGTTGATTTTTATGCTCTTAATGTAAATGGAACTGTTTTGATTGACCCCTTGTTTGTTGCAAGCTCTTCAGAGTTTTTTACAAGACAGCCATTTTTACAATACAATCAAACCCAAGTTAAAAATGCAACATCTGGATTGATGCTTTTAAATAATTCTGCAAATACATTCTTTTCCGTTGGAGATATTAAAAGTGGTGTTTTTGATAACATAATTAAGCAATTAACAGGAACATCCGATTATTGTTCTGGCTCACCGAACGCTGGTTGTGAGGCTTTATTTTATACAGAAGAAACGTGTAATGCTTTTAGTAATCATCAAGGAGGATGCGGAGCGTGGGCAAACATCGGTTATTGTTCGGGAAGTAGCATGGATGATTATTGTTATCATAACTTCTTAGATGAAAGTTCTTGCAATTTAGCAAATCCTTATTGTTATTGGGATGGGTATTGCCAACCAGCTACAGAATGTCATTATCAATATGTTCAGGGTGACTGTGAAACCTATTCTGTGGTTTGTTCATGGCAGATTTATTCTTATTGTCCAACCAATACTGGTTTTACATGTGCGGGTCAAAATACAGCAACAAATATAACAGAAGCCTGTGATGTTGCAGTAACTGGTTGTTCATTATCAGAAGTAAATTCCTACAATTATACAAAAAACGATTCAGCATTTACTGTATTTTTAAACTCTTCAATGCCTGCAAATACAAGCCTAAAAATAGCAACTCGAACAGCACAAAATTATTTAACTCATGCAAATTTAGTTTATCATTGGTCGTTCAATGAAGGATTAAATTCAAGAGTAGGAAATTCAACAACAACTAATTATGGAATGAAAATTAATGAAAGTGGAGTTGTCGGATTCGGATTAGAAAGCTCGGATGATTATGCGACTGCAACAAAACCACAAGGACTAGAATCTTTAACTGGATTATCAGTTTCTCTGTGGGCTAGAACAGCATCAAGCGATAATGAAAATTTAATAACAGATGCAATTAATGCCTACCAAAGAAAGTTTAGCGTCTATCATCTCGGAGGATATGGAACATTTTTAGTAAGTGGAGACGGAAGCACTTTTCCAAAAGTCGGTGGACATCAAAACTCACTTGCAAAATTTAATGATGGAAAGTGGCATCATTTCGTAGGAACTTGGCAAGGAAGTCCAGCAAGAATGGAATTATGGAAAGACGGAGTAATGATAGACAACACAACAGACGGTGGAACGGCAATTCCTTCTTCTCTTTATTCAACTTCGGGTTATGATATACATATTGGTGGTTTTCCAGCAAATGGTGGAGATTTAAGCGGAGACGTGGATGAAGTTATGATATTTAATAAATCTCTAAATTCAACAGAAATAACAAGTCTATATGAAAATATGTTTTTGAATTTTACAGATTGGATTTCATATGAATCTGTTACTAATGAAACTAATTTTAGGAAAAACGGAACAGTCATAACAGAATTCTTTCAATTTAAAAGCATTTTGTCAACTCAAAATACATCTCTGTCTCCTTCTATTGTTTCATACAATGTAATACGAAGCAACTCTACTGGACTTGATGCAGAAGTGTCTTCTGAAAACATAAGTATAACTGACTTCTTTCCAACCAACAATGCTTTAGTAAATACAAAATATTTAGACATAAGACTGCAAACAAATATTGCTGCTGATAATTGTTTTATAAATTTAGACAATTCATCAAATGTATTCTTGTCTTCTCCGACAAACATATCGTTTAATTACTCTGCAATAATTCCAAATGGTGATCATGTCTTGATAATGAATTGTTCAAAGAACAATATTTCTGACCAAAAGAATATTGGATTTTATGTTTATTCTTTGGATAATGTGCAAGGCTCTGGGTCTTTTCCAGTCACAAGTGAAGAAAAAGAATTAAATCGTGCCGAGTTGTTAGGAGAGTCAAATTGGATAATAAATCAAACTTATATTATAAACATAAATGCATTTGATGCCGACGGAAATTTAACCGATGTTTCTCTAATTTCTGCAAATGAATCCACAGCAATAATAGAAATTGAAAAAGTTGTTCGTGATGATATCGGAAAATATTCTTTGTATGCAAAAATACTTTATACAAATGCAAGTGATGCAAACTTGACAATAATCGTTGAGCAAAACGAGATTGTTTTGCAAAAAGTTTTTGAAATTAGAATTGTTGAAAAAGATTTAAAGACCAAGATTCTTTCAAATTTTGAATATTATTTTAGAAATATCTCCGCGATTATCACAAATAATTATATTTTCTTTATATGTTTGTTTTTGCTTGTTTTATTTATAGGATTATTGTTAATTGGTGGCAAAACAAAGCAGAAGTCAGATAGTTCTTTTGATGTCTCAAGATAAAAAAGTTTAAAAAGATAATAATTAATATTATTAATAAAATAATAACAATAAAATGCCAAGACGACTTATTTTTGAAGAGCGAAAGAGAAGATCTCACTCAATATCATGTGAGGATTCAATATGGGAAGAATTTGGCAGAGTTGTTGCTGAAAAAGAAATGAAAGGAGCTTCAGAAAAAATTAGAGAATTTATTATGACTTACTTAAATAAAATGAAGAAGGTGATGACATGAAAAGCTTTTTCTGTGTTTTTCTATGCTTGATGTTTTTGACTTCTGTTTCTGCTGCAGGTGGTTTGGAAATATTGAACAATGGTCAAGTGATCAATAAAACAGTTGGACAAAATCAAAATTTTGTTTTTACACTTAAAAATAACTTTTCACAAAGCTTTTTTAACATAAGTTTACAGTCAAATGATTACATAACTTTCTCAGAAATTTCACAATTAATGTCAGGAGATTCAATAAACATCACTGCCACAGTGAAAAAAGATGATTTCAACAAAAATTTAACTTTTGATGTTTATGGATTATTTTACAATGATGTAGGAATAAAGAATGAAACTCACAACATTAACATTGATTGGGATGGTCAGTCTGTTTGCGAAAAGAGCATTATAGAAGGAGATAAGATAAACTTTACAAACACAGGTGATTATGAAATAAGCTTGCTTTTGAATTATGGAGAGATTTCTATTCCTGCAAAAACATCTTATATCGTAAATTATAATGAAGCAGGAACTGACTTTTGGTTTAGAAGAAAGGTTGGAGCTTTGCAATTTGAAAGATGTCCAATCACAGTCAATCCATCTTTTGGATATGTTAATGACCCGCTGAAAAATGCAAAGTTAAATGTGATGTTAAAGTCTAACTATGAAAAAACAAATATTTTAACACAAGTTCTGGTTTCTAATTATAATATCGAGTTTAATAAAAAAGACGAAGGAGCTTTTACAATAACAAACACAGGTGGAAAAATTTTAAGAAATTTATCACTATCAGGTGAATGGTTTTCCTTTAATTCAAATTATTTTGATTTAGATCCCGGATATACAAAAACAATTGTATATACGATTCAACCATTTGGAATAACAAATACATCTCAGACAAATAAAACTTATGAAAAACATATTTATCTAAATGGAAACATAGATTCTGTTGCTCTAAAGTTTAATGTTAAAATTCCTTATGCTGTGATTGACGGAAATAGTTCTCTTTATTCAAATATGACAATTAAAGATATTTTATGCTTTCAATATCCCGAGTTATGTATACCTCAGGTTGTTTATAGATATTACGATAATGATAGTTTGCTTGTTTCAAATGTTAGCATAACTGACGAAATGTGGAGAGACTACAATTTGGAACTGTATAAACTCAGAGAAGAAATGCGAACTGTTTTAAACTCTGTAAAAGAAAGTGATGCAAATCAAACTGCATCTACAAATGAAATCCGAACTGATGTTGGAAAAATTGTTCAAGATCAAGAAGATGCAAAAGATAAAAGTGCAACCGAAAGCACTCTTATAACTTCTTTTCTTTTAATTCTTCTTTTATCAGCAATTGCAACATTTTCGTTTTACTTTAGAAAATATTATCTCTTGAAAAGAGAAAAGGAGAAAGCCGGAAAATGGTAGAGCAAAATAGTTTTAAGAGATTGATGCTTTGGGGAATTTCTTTTTACATCTTATTTATTTTTATTTTGTTCATGATAAAAGCAAATTCAGAAGTTTTCGGATTGAAAGCTTTAGTAATTTGGCTTGGAGTGGTTACTTTATTTTTTGTTGCTGTTATTGGAGGATTCTGGTGGATTAACATAAGAATTCCAAAAAAGATTCATGATGAGAGCCAAAGTAATTCACAAAAACTTCCTGCTCCAATATCTACTGAGAAAGGAGAAGCTCTTGCAAAATCACTTGTTCGAGGAATTACTTATGCAGATTACTTAAATAGACCGGAATTTCAATCAAGTGAAAGCATTGGTGAACCAGGAAGTGAAAATCTTATTTATACATACATTGGCAAAGGAGCTTTCAAGAATGGAAAAGGAGTTAAGGATGAATATGCCATTTTAATTAATTCACATTATCCCGAAAGATATGCTGTTCTGGTAAACAAAACAAAAGCTGAAATTTCTGCTGCAAAGAACAAGTTATCCTTATCTCCAAAAGAAGCTCCAAATAAAAGAGTTATTGAGAATGAAGATGTTCTGTCAGGAAGAAAGCAAACAATTGTGGAAACCACTCATCAGAAAGATTCGAAAGAAGCAGAAAAGCCAAAGGAGGACTTGCAATGATTTTCGCTTGGATACTTGTTGGAATAGCTTTTTTAGTGGCTTCAGCAATGATTATAATGTGGTTAAATGTTTACTTCAAGGAAAAAGACAAGGAAACAGACGATGTTATTGTTTTGAATGTTTCGAGTTATTTAGGAGGAACAGGAAGAGCCATTATTCAAGAGAAAGAGACAATCAATTGTCCAGGAACAAATAGAATCATTAGCAGAGGAATTCCAAAAGATGTTAGAAATTTAAAAGAAGGAGAAACGCTTGAAGATGAAAAAATTATTTATGAAAAAAATAAAGCTTACATAATTCCAAAAGGAGAGTGGAGTAAAGATTGCAATATAAAAATAATCTTGCCACCTGACCCTGAAGACATTCCTGCAGAGTTATTAAAGAATCCGTTTGGAAAAATGCTTGCTCAACTGACGGAAGAAAGAAATTATCAAGCTCTTGTTGAAAAAATTATTAGAGAAGGCTCTACGAGAAAAACTCAACTTTTACAAGAGATGCCTGATGGTGAAGTCTCTGAAACAATAATAGATTTGTATGAAGGCATAATCAAACAAATTACAGAAGCTTTAAAGGAGAAAAAAACAGGAACTTTCGAAAGAGTTTCTCCTTCAAATCCAGGAGGAAACTAAATGAATAAATATTTATTGTTTTTCTCTCTAATTACAGTTCTGGCTATTGGTTTTGTTTTTTCTTATTTTTATTTTGAAAAACCTTTGATTGAAAAATCTTTTGAGCATGCCAACCTAACTCTGTCGGTTTTTGCTGATAAAAAACAAATAGAAGCCAATTATGTCATTTATGTTAATGGCTTTGAAAACTCAAAAGACAAAACTGTTAAAAATGGATATGTGTTGGAATCTTTGCCAATAAACTCTACAATTCAAATATTTACAGAAGAAGAAGGATATTATCCATCTATAGAAATTTTTAGAACTTCTGAACTTGAGAATATACGAAAAGAAATATACTTAGAAAAATACGGAACTTTGAATTTTTCAACAGAAAACAAGATAACGGACGATTTCTTTTACTTTAACTTAACAAAAAATGGAATTTTTAAAAATCCTCTGATGTGTTTTAGATGGAGCAATAGCATAATTACTTTGAAGGTTATAAATTTAACAGCAACTTATGAAAATCCTGAAAGATATTTTGTTGACAGATGTCACAAATTAGAAGAATTCAATGAAACTCAAGAGTTTGGATTTCAAATATTGAAACTAAAAGAACTTACCTCTGAGGATTTTATAAAAATATATCTTATCGACCAAGATTTTCTTGAGGAAGATTTAACAAGAGTTTCTCATTCTAAAGAAATAAACAACACAAATATCGATGTATTTCAGGAGGACATCGAAATTTTAATTAATAAATAATTTTATAAAGTTAAATTATTAATAATAATCATGGAAAAAGCCAATATAAAGTTTACGATTTGGTATATCGCATTTTTTATGCTGTTGATGGTGGTGTTTAGTGCCTTCATTCTTTATGGCAGAGAAGGATATAATGTTGAAATTATCAGAACTCAATTTATCTTTTATGGATTTTATGGAGTAGGAAGTCTTCTCATAATTTTATTCTTTTACATCTTTGAAAACCTTGAGCCAACATCTTATGGAACATCAGTCTTATTTAATTCTCCTGGAGAAATGCCTTCTCCTTCTCTTGATTATTTTAAAAACACATGGCGTTTGATACTTGTTTGTTTTATTCTTTTTTGTCCTCTTGCCTTGTTTGCAACCTTTGCAGATCAAACTTATTTAGGAATAGGTGACTTAGAGCAACAGTTTACACAGACAGACAACATATTATTTAATTGGCTTATGGTTGTTACTTCAGAGAATGCGGGAGCTTTTGCACTTTGTGCATTTGGAATTGTTTGGCTAAGACGAGTTGCAAAAAAGAATAATTGGAGCAAAGGAAATTTTATGTTCTTGTCTCTGCTTTTGACTCTTCTTGTTTTTACAGGATACGGATTCATAAATCATCAACTTAGATATTCAAATATGGAAACGGCATTAAACACTGTTTTGCAATTTTGGTTTTTTCTTGGAGCGATCACTTGGGCATTTGCAAGCTTTATACCTGCATTTATTGCTCATGGTGTAAACAATACTTATGTTGAATTTGCAAAAATGATAAAGGCAGGACTTTTGAGCGACGACCAACTAATATTATATACAGTTGTTTTTATAGTTGTCTGTGCAGTTCTTTTAGGATTAACTTATTTGAAAAAAAGAAATAAAAAAGAGGAAGGTATGATTATATGAAAAAACTATTTAGTTCATTGTTTCTATTTGTATTCTTTATTTTTGCATTTATCGGTGCTTTGCAAGTCTCTACAATCTGGCACGAATATTCTCATGTAAATGATTATAAACATTTAAGTGAGAATTTTACTAAAGAAGATCTTTGTTTTTTTGTCGGAGATACAGAAGGAAGTATTTGGTCGCCTAGTGGATATATGGGCTATTATAGTTTTAACTTTCCAAAGAATAATCTAGAGCTTAAAGACGAAGTGGAAAAAATCGGCGAGTATACAGAAACAAAAGCATACTCGATTTCAATAATTATATTAAGTATTTTTGTAATAAGTTTTATTTGCTTTTATAATTTGATTATGAAAAATAAAGAATTAAACAAGGAAAATGAATATCTATTTTTCCAATTGCGAAAATGAGAAAAGAAAGGACCGCTAGGACAATCCTTTTACTTTTAGTTTGCATTTTTTTAATTGGATTCGTGAGTTCTGCAATTACTGAAATTGGACAAAGTTCTTCTGTTAAAAATACAGGGTGCACATTATCTTTGGCATTAATGAATTCTTCTAGAATTGCCATTTCTAGTGCTTGCACTGATCTTAATAAAGTTGATATAGAACTTTATGATTGGAATGGCTCTTCCTGGATTTTTTTTTATGAACAAAGATTTTCTCCTATTACTAAATATGACACTATTTCTGCCATTGATTCTTCAAAACTTTTTGTTGTTTCTTCTATTGGCGGTTATCGTCAGCTCAGAGTTCTTAATTTTACAGGAAGTTCTCTTGATTTCATAGGGAGCGGATTTAATCTTTCCACTTCTCTTTCAGGGTATCTCGATTCTCTTTTAACCATTAATTCTTCTCGAGTTTTATATATTAATCCATCAGATAATAATCTTATTACTTTTGATTGGAATGGTTCTTCATTTTCTAAAATTTCCAATATCACTCTTTCTGAAAACTTTGTTTCTTATTCATCTCATTCTTTTTCAAAAATAAATTCTTCTAGAATTGTTTTGTCTTTTGATGATTATTTACAGATTTATGATTGGAATGGTTCTTCGTGGAATCATTTTTATAATAAATCTCTTGCTGATGGGCAGATTTCTATGTTAAACCAAACTCGTCTTTTTTACTCTGCATCGGATTCTTCTGATTTGCGTTTATTTGATTGGAACGGGACTTCTTTTAATCAGGTTCTTACAGATGATGATTTTTCAAATTCAGGATATTTAAATACAATTGCTTCAGTAAACTCTTCCACTATCGTTCATGTTGAAGATGGTTATCCAAATTACATAAGAACTTATGGAGTTAATGTTGATGTATGTTCTCAAAATTTAATCAACACGTCTAAATCTTCTTGGATAAATATTTCTTGCTCTTCCAATCAAATGAATCAGTCGAGAAACTGGACTCAATATGATGCAAATGTCTGTGGAACTTATACAAATCAAACTTTTTTTGAATATCAATTAAATGGAACTTGCAATGCAAGACTTGATTTTCTTTCTTTAAACAAATTTACGAATGTTTTTGAATCTCTAATCAACATTTCAGGTTCAGGTTACTCAATTTATTTACAAATTTCAGATTTTATAAAATCCTTCTGGTATAAAGATGCTTTACTAATAGGAAACTCTGCTTATTTAAACAAAACAAATAATTCAATCGAAAATGACCAAATATCTTTGCCAAGATGGATGGATGTTTACCGAATTGGATTTTTTTACTTTAATGTTCCAAAAGGTGCAAGTATAACAGAAGCGTCTTTCAATTTAACAGCCGAGCAGATAGAGGTTGTAAGTAAATACTGTGTTCAGCAACAAGCAAATGCAACTCATGTTAATGATACAGCAGGTTGCACATTTAATTTCACAGGAGGAAGTTATTCTTCTTCTGGATATTGGAATGATGGTGTTTGGGGAAATTATGAAACCATAGAAGAAGATTCTTATTCGAATATCAATTTTTTTATCAATTACACAATTCCGTCAAATATTAGCACATTAAGTTTTAATTATACACATTCGTATTATGACATAAATTTTAATTCATCTCTATCCACTCTTGTATTTTTTCCAAATGGATATATGTGCCCTATCGGAGAAAGTGAAGCTCCTGAATATTTTGTAGGAGAAAAATTTTATTCTAACTATGCTTTTGAAAACTCTTACAGATATAGCGATCAGTGTTCTAGCAATAGCATTGTAATGATTCCCTATTCATGTTTGTTAAAAAGCAATAACAAATTAGAGTTAAACTATAAAAATTCCACAGTTATGATTGACGAAATGCCAAATGATGTGATAGAAATTTTTTGTAAAAATAATTCAGGAGATTGGATTTCATTTAATTATGATGATGTTTATTGGGATGACGAAACTAGCAAATTTATCTTCTCGGAAGAAGCTATAACTTGGGCAATGAAAGGATATTCAAATGCATCAAACATCAAGATTAGAACAGGAAATGTAGGAGAAGGGATTGCTTACAATATGACAGCAAATTTAACAAATGTTAGAACTCCAAATATTGAGTCTTCATTAAATAACTACTTAAGAGATGGAAAAACTTATTGTTATCAAGAGCAAACAGATGTAAACAAAGAAGGAGACACAGACTGTGACAATAGATATTTTGGAAGTTATTCTTCTATAGGAAATTTTACAGATGGAAATCACTCAACTTTTATATATCCAATTTATACATATCCTTCAGAAAATACAGTTTTTAATATCACATACTCAAAACCTGCCAATTTATCTTTCGCAGGAGCAAATTTTAACATACACTATAACAATGGAACAGACGTTTACAAAAGTATTGCCATTCAAGATATTTGTTTCAATGATAGCAATTATTTGGTATTAAATTTTGATGTGGCAAATCAAGAGCCTTTTGAAGGAGACTCATATATCAAAACTCGTTGCAAATATAAAAACGAATGGATTCTTATCGATGAGATTGAACAGGATTATGTTGAAGGATCGGGTGGAGGATCGGGATTAAAACTTTACGAAGAAAACATCACATGGTTTACTTCAGAAGGAAGTTGCACAGCAGACGAAAACGGAAATTGTCAAATTCCAATTGTGATTTATTCAGACACAGCAGGAAAGATAAATCTTTCTTCAATTAATTTAACTTATCAAGTTCCAATGGAAAATATTACTCAAGAATTAAGAGATGCTTTGGCTCTTGGAAATTGCAATTGCTCGGGTTGTGAAATAATTGGAAATAATTGCTCAATACCGATTTCTTTTTATTCTTCAGAAGAAGGAGAAATAAATTACACACTTACACTAAATTCAGATGTTTATAGACCAGTTGTAGTTACTTTGACTCCTGATAATCAAACATACAACAATCAAACTCAAAATTATTCAGCAAACATAACAAGTCAATTCAATATAACAAATGCTACTTTGAATATTTATAATTCCACAGGGGGAATTATAAACACAACATTTTTTGACTCTTTTGCTGACTTAACACAAACAGTTGTATCTATTTTAGTAAACTTAGCAGATGGTATTTACACATGGTTTTGGTCTGTTTTTGACATAAATGGAAATGAAGGAGTTTCTCAAAATACAACTTTAACAATAGCAACTTCTGTTCCAGAAATAAATATAGTTTCACCCACAGAAGAAAACACAGCAAACAAATCGCAGACTTGGATATTCTTTAACACAACCATAGTAGACGATAATTTCAAAAATGTTACCTATTATCTTTACAATTCGACAGGATTGAAAAACACAACTTCTTATGTGGCAAAAATAGAAAGCATAAATTTCACAGGGTTGCCACAAGGAACTTATATCTATTTCTCAAAAGCATATAACACCAACAATAATTTTGCTTTTTCAGAGAATAGAACAATTAATTTAGACACAAGTTCTCCAAATGTAACTCTCTTATTGCCAGCAAATAATTCTTATTCAAATAACAGAAGTCAAAATCTTACTGCCAATATCACAGATAACTTTATGATAAAAAACATTACAATGACAATGTATAATTCTTTAGGAAGTGTCTTTTCACATACAACTGTTCCAGGAACAGCTTCTTACATTGATTCGAATTATAT